AACAGTACTAAAAATCAATCTCTTATGAAAACCCTTATATCTCAAGTAGTAGAGGAGTTAATGGAGGGTTATGAATCTACTTCTAATATAAATGATATTCTAGAAAACAAGGGATGGAATACCAATTTATATACTGATGTAGAAGAGATTCAGATAATCAACAATCTACAGAATGCTAATGAAGAACAAGCAGATGCAATAGGATTCTTCTTATCAGCTCTGATATATGCTAATATATTGCCAGAGGACATCTATAGTTGGGCAAACAAAGAACTGACTAAAGGGCAAAAGGCAGTAGAAAACTTAGAAGATGTAATGGCATTCGGCATTCATATGATTTTAGAGATAGATGCCATTAGTAGTATATTCAAAAATTTCAAGCTAATATCCGAAACAATTGAGGATAAAACTTCCGAGTATATAAAGGGATTCAAGGAAATGAGTCCAAATTTGCATACCGATGAGAAAAATATTTTGTTTCAGATAGTGTATGTTTTGAATCTTGCTAGAAATACTCTTAAGAATCGTACATGGAAACAGTCACCAGTAATAACTAAAGAACTAGAATTCCAGGATAGGCTGGTAGAGGCATTCTATTATTATATGGGATTTCTATCAATAATGGGATTTACTCCATTGGGTATATACGAGCTGTATTTCAAGAAAGAACGGTTGAATGAATGGAGAATCACTACACAATATTAATGAAAGGAGGTATTTGTGTCAGGTTGGAATAAACAATTAAATGGCTTAGAGCTTAATACAGAAGAGCAAATCCATTCATTAGAATTTGCTACTTCACAAGAAGCATGGGAAAAGTTAAATGAAGGATTTCTAAGACTAGAACCATCTTTATTTGCAAAAGGTGCTACCGCAAACAGTGGAGTAGCTGTGGTATATAACGTATTTATAAAAATACGTAAAGCTTGGGTAGACCCAGACTTTGATTATGGTAGATGTTTCAATTATAAAGAGACTAAGTGGACAAGCTTACTGAACAATTACATTGATTTCAATAAGCTTGATTTATTGCGTAGTAAGCTGAGAGTACTAAAAACCAAGTATAATCAGAATTACAACGTTACTTATATGTTTAATAATCATCATGATAACGGTAAACAATGTTTAATTGCTGCTACATTCTCCAAACGATTTGGGGAAGACATACCTGTTATTACAATGGTAATCAGGGCATCCGAGATAACAAAAAGATTAATCTTCGACTTCTTACTAATACAACGAATGGCGGAATATGTGTACGGACCAGAACAATCAGTACAAATCAATTTATTTGCCACTCAAATGTATGGGAATGTAGAAACACTTCTGATGTATCATACTCATAAACCTTTGAAGAAGGTATTAAAGGGAACTGATAAGGAAAATTCTTGGATAAAGAGGTTGAATGAGGTATTTGATAAATTTCAAAACGGTAAAGAGAAAGATTTCTCTAGTTTTAAGGTATTCTTTAGAAGTTTTAAAGTGCTTCGACCAGATTTATATAAGGAAACATATAAATCTATGAAAGCAAAGGAATTACTTCTTGAATATGAAGATATCGAATATCCCGAGAATGTAATCTCTTACTCTCAACGTAAAGCATATAAGAAGAAACTTTTAAAACAGAAGAAATGAGAATTTATAGCAGTAGTTATGAGTTAATGTCTGAAATGGGCAGAGAACTCAACAGTTATGGTCAAACTGTAAAACCAAAGACTTACCAGAATAAGAATATTGAAGGTAATGAAGATTTTGTAACTAAAGAGATCATTTGCCAACAATATTGCTTAACTTCTTTGCAAGATCCAACGTGGTTATTCTTCTATTCAAGGTCTAGGGAATGGGCAGATGCTGAGTTCCAAGAAAGGATTAATACTTCTGAGGTAATTAACCCGGGCAAAGCTTGGGAATTAAGAAAAGACTTATGGGAACAGTTTTTGGTAGATGGTAAATTTGATTATACCTATAACGAAAGGATGGTAATTCTTCCCTATACCATACAATTACTAAGATCAGATTCTGATACTCGTAAAGCGGTATTACCTATATTTAATGGTAATGGTGAAGATGATACTCTTTATTATCATGGTAATAAACGTATACCCTGCTCTATGTACTATGATTTCCTTATCCGAGAGAATAGTAAGAGAGAGAAGGTATTACACATTTGCTATCACCAAAGAAGTTCGGACTTTGTTACTCACTTTGGTAATGATGTATACCTTGCATGGAGACTAATGGAATATGTAGCTAAAGAGGTTGGAGTAAAACCAGGTTATTTGTATCACACCATAGACTCATTACATACTTATCAAAAAGACTGGGATAAGTTAGCCAGTTCTCTAAGAGTATTTGAGGATACTATCATATAATACATACTTTATTTCTATTTATTTTGATGTCATTTTCGCAAAATGATTTAAAGTAACTCATATCAGGTTTAAGGAAGTAGGTCTGGGAAGATATACTTCCTTATTTTATTTAAAAACTTCTAGTATGGAAACGAAATATAAGATTATAACCAATAAACAAGAGCTAAAGAAACTTATCCAATGCTGTAAGCAAACTGGTTATGCTTCTGTAGACTTTGAAACAAATGCCGAGCCAATATATAACAAATCTTTTAAACCCACTATATTATCAGTAACTTTTCAACCGGGTTTTGGATGTTCTATACCTTTAGACCATTTCGAAACAAAGAAGTATACTTCTAGTGGTTGGAATTGGAAAAAGATGCTTCGTAAATTTGGTGAAGAGGTAATTGAAAATCCAAATGTAGTTAAAGTTGCTTGGAACTACAAGTTTGATGACCAGATATTTCAAAAGTATAATATCTATTATCGAGGAGCATGTTTGGATGGTATGCTTGCTAAATATCTCTTGAATGAAGAAAAACCCAATGATTTGAAGTCCATGGTAAGAAGGTATTTACCAGAATATGGAGATTATGAAAAGCAAGATAAATTCGATAAGATTCCCTGGGATAAAAAAGAATTAGAACCACTTTGTCATTATGGATGTCAAGATACTGATTATACTCTTAGATTAATGCTTTTTTTCGAAAAGAAGCTAATTGACTTGGGATTATATAATACTTACCGTAATTTAATCATGACTGCTTCTAGGGTATTAACTTCTGTAGAAAAGAATGGTTTATATGTAGATAGGGCATTCAACCAAGAATTGTTAGATTCCTACTTACCAAAGATAGAAGCAGCTAAGGAAGCAATATATAATTTGCCTAAAGTAAAGAAGTTTACTAAACTATATAATCAATCCAAGATTGAAAAATACATTGCTAAATTAGAGGAAGAGATAGAAAACTTAGATCCTGAAGTAGATAAGAGAAAAATACAATCTAGGGAACAAAAGATTGCTAATATAAGGGCAGGAGTTTTTACTACTAAAAAGGAATTAGAGTTAATCAGACCAGTAAGTTTAGGTAGTTCAGTAGATTTACCTCAATTAATGTATTCAGAGGAAGGATTTAATTTCGAGGTAATCAAAAAGAATGATACTGGTAATCCAAGTACAGATGAAGAAACACTCACTAATTTAAGGTTAACAGTTAAAAAACCTGATTCACCTAAAGCAGTATTCCTAGATAGTTTATTAGAGTTGAGAGGTTTAGAGAAAATGTATAAAACCTATATTGAAGGTTGGCATGAGAAAACCCAAGATGATGATAGATTACATGGAAGATTCCTTATTCATGGAACTACATCGGGAAGATTATCTTCAGCAGAGCCCAATGCTCAGCAAATACCCAAGACATCAGTAGACCCAAATATAAAGAAGCAATTGGTTGCTCCAAAAGGAACTCTATATATTGCTAGTGACTTTAGTCAAGCAGAGTTAAGAATCATGGCTCACTTATCTGGAGATGAAACTTACTTAAATGCTTTTAATTCAGGTCAGGATCCTCATTTGGCAATTGCTGCTACTAAATATCATGTATCTTATGATGAAGCTTTAAAAATATATGAAGATGAAAACCATCCAGATCATAAGATATGGAAGGTAAGGAGAAAGCAAGCTAAACAGATTGCATTTGGACTTATTTATGGTATTGGTGCTAAATTACTAGCAGTAAAATTATCTGACCCCAAATCGGGTATCATAGTTACACCAGAAGAAGCCCAAAAGGAAATGGGTATATTCTTTGGTCAACATCCCAAGTTAAAAACCTTCTTAAAGAAACAAGAGAAGTTCCTTAGAAAGAATGGGTACTTAGTTTCTTTATTTGGTAGAAAACGAAGATTACCCCAAATTTATTCTTCAGATAGAGGAGAAGAAGCTTATGCTTTACGATTAGCATTGAATTTCCCTTGTCAATCTGCAGCATCAGATATGTGTTTATTTGGAAGTATATTAATATACTACCTTATGAGACAAGGAAAATTACCTCCTACAAAATCAGTATGCTTGGTTCATGATGCTAATTACCAAATCACTAAACCAGAAAATATAAATACCTGGAGTATTTATGAGATGTGGCAAATTTATCGAAATCCTTTAACTAAGCCTTATTTCGGTTTTCAGATAGACGATCTAGATATGGAAATGGATTTTGTCATAGGTAGATCAATGGCAGAAGAATTACCATTTATCCCAGGTTATGATTATAGAAAGATGTTAGAACCAGATTTCTCAGTAGAAGAATACATGGAAGAGCATAAGAAATATAAGCATATAAAGATAAAAGATTACCCTAAAATATTCAAGAAGGAGATAAAGAAATATAAAGAGGGATATGAAAAGAAAGTACATTAGTAATATGCCTATTGAAGGATTCTCTAAATATCACATATGTAAGAATGGCCGATTATATTCTATTCATAGTGGTACTTGGAGATTGATAAAACCAGTAGCAAAGAGTACTGGGTATATATCTAATAATCTAATATCTGATTCTGGTAAAAGAGCTAATTTCTATCGACATAGATTAGTTGCAGAAGTTTATTTACCAAATGATAATCATACTTTAGTAGTATGTCATAAGGATAACAATCCTTTAAATAATCGGGTAAGTAATTTATATTGGGGTACTCCAAGAGATAATACTCAACAGTGTATAAGAGATGGTAGATTCCCATTTCGTAAGAAGAAAAAGGTGGATGAAAATAAGTTGATATATCAATACAATATTGGAATACCCAGAAAAGATATATTAGAAGAATTTAGGATATCCACTAAACTACTTTATAGTATTTTAAGAAAACATAATGTTAAACTACGAAAATCATGAAGAAGATTTTAAACGGTCCCACGGTATGGAGAGCTAAATGCCCAGTATGTGATTGTGAATTTGAATATGATGTAAGTGAAACTATAAAGGTTTATGATAAAACTACTCTGGATGTTTTTAGGATAATATCATGCCCAGGTTGTAAAACCAATATAAAGCATTCAGATTCAGTATCTACCACTACAGAAACGAGAAGAGAGGATACTATGACAACATAACTAATTAAAATTTTAGATTATGGAAAATGACACATTAAAGAAAGAGGCTGACAAGGTAATCAATGTAACTTACATGTTATCTGGAGTATTAGAACAATCATTCCAAGAAATGGATGAAATTTTGGATAGATTACACAAAAGACTTCACCATGAAGACCGAAGGTTAATCAACTCTATCCGAAAACATATAAAATTTCTCAATTCAAACATAGAATCACTCAGAACTCATTCACTTTCTAAGATGGATGAAGAAACAGTAGAATGCTTTGATGATACTACTCTTAGATTTTATGTAATCTTCATGAAATTGCTTGAAGTTGCTGGCATAGATTATCTTTGTGATTTACGATTATACTCAATATATAACCTGTTGGATAAATACCAATCTCTTACTAGTTATCCTAAATTGGATTCTAGGGCTAAGATTGCTTTCCTACAAGTTAAGAGAGATATCGAGAGTGGTCAGTATTCTGCAGAAGACATGAAAAACGTTTTTAAGTTGAAAGATGAAAACCGAGATAAATAAACTTAAGGTAGTATTTGAGGGTAGAACCTTAGAAATAGATATTCAAAAGGAATTATCTATCAATGAGAACTTATTAAATTCTCAGCTAAAGGATTCTCCCTCTAGTTATTATATACTTGCTTCATTAAGAGATAAGTATATAAAACAAAGAGATGCTTTAGCAAGAGAAAAAGAGGAAGCATATTCTGCTGCATGGGTATTTATAAAAGATTCCAATGAGAGGTTCAATAATGATTACGTATCTCATAAAGCTAATATAAACCCCAAATATAAATCTATTTGCAAAAGGTATCTAAAGGCTGCAGCTAAAGCTAATAAATTTATAGCTATCTGTAAAGCTTATGAGAGTAGAGAGGGCATCTTAAGAACTCTTAATGCCAATATCCGTAAGTTACAGTAGGAACTATAAAAGATTACTAACTAAATTTTATAAATATGTATAATTTACAACTTATATCAACTCTAGTAGCTAAGAAGCTTGGTAATAGTATTCCAGGTTTACCCGTAGAAAATAAAATCTTGGTATATTCTCCCAAAGAGATTAATACCACTGCTTCTGGTATTATTATTCCGGATATGGTAAAGGAAGGAGTTCCTCGTAAGGGTGTTGTTATTAAATCTGGTGTAATTACAGAAGAATATCAAACTTACAAGGACCACGTGGAAATCGGTCGTATAATCGAATATGGATTGTATGCTGGTAAAGAACATCAATTCGATAAAAACTGTTTACCTCAGGAATTACAACCCTTTTATGAAAAGGGTCTGTTCACCGTATTAGCTTTAAATGAGATTTCATACTCAGAACCCAATAACTTAGATTGATATGATTAAAGATAAGGACAAAAAGAAAAAGAAATTATCTTCTAGTGGCATGACTACTAAAGATAAGATGTTAGCCCGGAAAAAACAATTAGAATCCAAGGGTAATGGTAGTGGATTGGTATTCCCTAAAGAGGGAACTTTAAGAATGAGAATCAAATCTCCAGGCGATGATCAAGAATTGGGTATTGAATTGATTCAATTCTATCTTAATAAGGATTTGGGAGGAGTTATTTCCCCGGCTACTTTTGATGAACCATGCCCATTTATGGAAAAGTACCAAGAACTGAAAAACTCAAAAGACCCAGATGACCAGGAACTTGCAAAGATGCTGGTACCAAGAAGAAAATACGTAGTGGGTGGAATAGTATATTCAGATGAGAAAGGTACTAAGGTAGATTATGAAGGAAAAGATAAGGGAGTATTAATCCCAAGATCAGTATACCAAGATATTATCGACCTTTACTTGGATGAAGACGAAGCTGGAGATATGACAGATCCAAGAACTGGATACGATATAAAAATTATCCGTTCTGGTTCAGGTAAGAATGATACTACATATTCTGCTCGTGCATGTAAACCTACTAAACTTGACAAGAAGTATTCAGGTAACGTAGATTTGGAATCCATAGTAAGATCTCAGATTAAAGATTACGATGAACTGGAAGAAATTTTGGCATCATTCTTAAAAGAAGGAAGAGATTCTGATGAAGAGGATGAAAAACCAAAGAAGAAAAAGAAAGGTATTCATAAAGATCATTACATGGATGACGATGAGCCTAAGAAGAAAAAGAGAAAGTATAAGTCAGATATTTGATAAATTGGTTTTATAAATGGTTGGTAGAGGAGGTAATTCAAGAAATTGGTTATCTCCTTTATTTATGTTAATACATTACAGTATGGCAAAAGGAAAAGTGGGTTTAAAAGTTCCCTCTAAAAACGAATTACTAAAGAAATATGGGTCATCAATAGTACTTGCTTCTGAAACAAAAGAAACAGGTCTATGGTTACCAAGTACTTTCTTTGCATTGAATTATACCTTTGGTGGAGGAATCCCCTTTGGTAAAATCCTAGAAGTAGCAGGAGAAGAATCCTCTGGTAAATCACTTATAGCTTACAACTTTGCTTATTCATGTCAACAACTGGGAGGGCATGTAATATGGGTAGATGCTGAACAATCATGGATGAATTCCTGGGCTCAAACTAATGGGGTTGATCCAGAAAGAGTTACAGTAGTTAATGATACTCGTATTGAGAATGTTGCGGATGCAGTAGCAGATTTAGCATTATATTTCAGATCTCAGTTAACACATAATGAACCCATACTTCTGGTAATAGATTCAGTTGCTGCTATGGATTGTGCAGATAACATAGATTCTAAAATGACTGATGCTAAGGCAGAGATGGGAGGTAGAGCAAAGGCTTTGTATAAATACTTCCGTATCAGAAGCGAATTATTTTATCGACTGGGAGTTACACAGATTTATATTAATCAATTAAGAACTGCATTGAATGTTGGATTCGGAAAAGATAATACAACAACTACAGGAGGCGCAGCACTTAAGTTCTATGCTTCAATCAGAGCTGCTTTCTATTCAGGAAGATCTATCACTGTTAAGCAAAAGGGTAAAGAACGCAAAGCTGGGAAACTCGTCACGGTTCGACTTATTAAAAATAAAGTTGCTCCTCCAAGACCTACAATCAGCAAATGCCCAGTATACTTCAATCCTAAGTTCCATGAGGTTGGATTTGATAGATGCTTTGGATTAGAAGATGTATTGGTAGAAAACGACATAATCGTTAAATCCTCTGGTGGAGTATATAAACTAAAGGATAAAACTCTTGCAAGAGGAGAAGAGAAATTTCAAAAGCTTTTGGAAGAAGATGATGATCTAAGAAGAAAGCTTTTAAGGAAAGCAGATATAAATACCATTGGTACTACTCGTAAGAAACTAGAAGCTCTTACAGAAAACTGTTATCCCATAGATGGAGTAGAATACGAATCCTATAATGAATCAGAAGACGAAGAGGAGGAAGATTATGATGAATAAATATTATGAACTCTTAGAAGCTCACCTAAATACAGTCAGGGAGAATTACTTATTAAAGTGTATCAACCATTACTTAAAACAAAAGCTTAAGAAATATGAGTAAGAAAACGATATTATTAGTAGATGGGGAAAATCTACTACACGCTAGTTTCCACAAGTTCGAGAAACTTAAATCTACGGATGGAAAACCAAGTGGAGCAATATTCGGATTTTTTAGATCATTACATGGGTTCCTACATAGATGGGACCCAGATGATGTAATCATAACCTTTGATAATGGTCACTCTCCTTATAGGAATGCTTTGTTACCTGATTACAAAGGGCATAGGAAAAATATTTCAGTAGATTATGAATCTTTGCAATCTCAAAAACGTGTTATTATGGGTATGCTCAAGCTTCTAAGAATTAAATATGTTTTTGATAAGCATAATTTTACTAAATATGAAGGAGATGATTTCTTAGCATACCTAGTTTTAAATAAAAAACCCACTGAGAAGGTAATCATAATATCATCCGATAAGGACTTTAATCAGCTTATCAGTAAGGATGTAAAAATACACAATCCAAGAAAAGATGAAATGATTCATCAGGGTAATTGTAAGGAACTATTCGGATATTCTCCTGAAGAAACAGTAGATTACCTTTCAATGGTGGGAGATACTTCGGATGATATTAAAGGTATACCAGGTATTGGTCCTGTAAAAGCTAGGAAAATATTGGACGAATATGGTACTTTGGATAAATTTCTAGAGCATCATCATCAAACTTCTCATGTAGAGATTGCAGAAAGGAATAAGAAGCTTATAGATTTAAGATTATTTCAAAAAGAAGTACCATTATCCAAGTTACCTATGAAAAAGTTTGCTAATAAGGAGATAAAATACAAGAAATTCAAAGAAGTCTGTATCGAATACTCTTTAGCATCCTTTATGACAAATGAATTTATGAAACCATTTAAAGATTTGTTATCATGAAAAGAATTATGTTTGTAGGGCCAAGTGGAATAGGAAAAACCACTTTGGCAAAGTTCATAGAAACCAAATATGGTATACCCTTTATATCTGGTAGTATGTCAGATTTAATGCCAGATACAAAAGAGATGCACCATGCTGAGTTTTTACACCAAGAATGTGGAGAACTCATAAACAAGGATTATCAATTGTTGAATCTGAGAAATAAGCTTTTCAAGGATAAAGAAACTTTTGTAACAGACCGTAGTTATGTAGATTTAGCAGCTTATTTCATATATAAACAATCTACTAATATCCCCGAATGTGAAGTAGATGCTTTCTTAGATATATGCAAAGATCTTACAGTTCAACAATGTGATTTATTAATATACCTTCCCTTGAGTATGTACAATATGAAAGAATGGCCAATGGAAGACAATAAGAAGAGAATCATAAATAGATATTATCAGGCTCAGATGTCAGATATAATGGGTAACCTGTTAACTCAGTGGAGTACTTTAAGTGTAATAGATATATTAGTAGTACCCCAATTAGATTTCTACGACAGAATACACATGATAATGTCAAGATTGGATTAATATGAAGAAACAAGTAATGGAAGATAATATTAATGGCTTTCCCGGGTATCATATTACCCGGGAAGGTTTGTTATATAGTAGATATAACAAGGTTGGTAAATTAACCAAGGTATATCATAAGAATAAACCTTATACAAGGTCAAATGGTTATCAACAGATAGTATTAAAGATAAGGAAGTTAGGGTTAGTAAGGAGAGCTTATATACACAGATTGGTAGCAGAAGCTTATATACCAAACCCTTTAAATAAACCCTGTGTATGTCATAGGGATAATAATAGAGAGCATAACACCGTAGAAAATCTATATTGGGGTACCTATAAAGAAAATTCTCAACAAGCTAGTATGGAAGGTAAACTCAATAATAAGAAGGTAATTAAGTTTTTGATATTCTCTGACCTCCATCTTCATATTTGGTCTAAGTTTGAAACTCGTATTAGTACTGCTATTAGAGTATTAGATGTTATTTCTTCTGAAAGTATGAAATTAAAAGTACCCGTGTTATTTTGCGGTGATTTATTACATGAGCCTAAATCTTTGAGTCAAGAATTATCCGAGATTATCTATAAAGAATTTTCTAAATTAGACGAAAAAGACTGGGAAATGTACTGTATAGCTGGTAATCATACCATGAAACATATTAATAGAATTGATAAACCAGCTTATTCTTGGGAAACTTGGCTTTCCCAAGAATACCGATTCTTAAAGTTAATAAATTTCCATAGGGTACATATTGGAAAATTCTATATACATGGTATACCTTATATAGACAATAATATTGGTTTGTCTGATTATTTAAAATCCATAGATACTGAAGTAGGTAAACCTAGAAGTAAACACCTACTTTTACTACATACCGACTATCCAGGAGCAAAAGACACCGATGGTAGAGAGGTAGATTCAGTAGAGAATCTTAATATTAATCTTCTCAATAAGTTCGATTTAGTATTATGTGGGCATATACATAAACCTCAAAGACTTTCTAAAAAGGTTTATATGATTGGTGCTCCATATCAACAGAGAAGAACCGATAAAGATTGTAAATTGGGATATTGGAAACTTTATTCGGATTTATCTATGGAATTTGTAGAATTGAAAGGATTCCCAAAATTCGTAGATGTTGAATCCGAAGATGAAATTAAGGATGATGGCAATTATTATACCATTTTACCCAAGAAAACTAGTATTCAAGTAAATACAAACCATAAGATTACTAAGCAAGTTTCTAAGAAAACTCTAGCAAAAAGGTATCTAAGGGAAAAAGGTATAAAAGATGATGCTAAGAAACAACTTTTAATTGACACTTTAAATAAAGCTGAATCATGTTAACATTCACAAGGTTAAATATACAGGGATTTTGTTCTATAGATTCCTTCAGTTTACAATTAAACCAAGATTGTACGGTTCTTATCAAAGCTCCTAATGGTTTTGGGAAATCAACTTTACTGAATGCCTTGGTATGGGCATTATATGGGAAAAATATAAAGGGAGTATCTGAGGTAAATACTTGGAAAGAATACCAACCTAAAGATTATAAGGGAACCATGGTAGAAGTATTTTTTCAGAAAAACCAAGATTCCTATAAGGTAATCAGATGTCAAAAATTCAAAGATTACCTAGAGGATGGTGCTAAGGGAAATGATAGACTCATAATCATTAAAAATGCCGAGATTATTAATATCAAGGGTAAGAATGAATTACAGAATGCCATCAATAAAGAACTAGGATTATCCTATCTGTTATTCATGAACTCAATTATGTTCGGTCAGGGTATTAAGAGATTAATCCAAGAATCTAATTCGGATAAGAAAAAGCTTTTTGAGGAAGTATTCGATTTAGAATACCTAAATTTAGCAAAGGGTATAGCTAATCAAGATAAGGCAGTTATCTTAAATGAGATTAATCAATTAGAATCCGAATCCCTTTCACTAAAGAAAGAATTAGAGGCAAATAAAGAAGCTTACTTCGATTTAAGGTCAAGAGAGAAATCCTTTAAGAAGGATCTTAGAGAAAAATCCAGGAAATTAAAAGAGGAACGAAAAGACCTAACTGCGTTACTTATTGCAAAACAAAAACATATTTCAGATGAGGTAGATGTAGCAATAGAACAAAAGGTAAAAAATCAAACCAAAGCAGTACAAGAGATAAAGAATCGAATTAAGATAAACAAGGAAACTCTAAGTACTCCCTTAAATGAACTGGTGGATGAGTCCATAGAATTAATAAAGAATAAACAATATAAGAAAGCCTTGAAAATGCTTACTCCCATCAGTAAAGCATTTAAAGAAAGGGAGGAACTTCAAAGCTTATATGAAGAATCCGTAGAGAGATTAGATGAATTGGAATTTAACTGCAGTAAGTATAAGACTTTAGTTAAAGAATGTTCCGATATTGCTTCAGATTTGGCAGATATAGACCAGGAAATAAAAGACCTTAAGAATCAGAAACTAAAGGTAATGTCTACCAAATACAAAGAAAGGCTAAAAAAGATTCGTAAGGATTTAAGAAAGGTAGATGAAGATTACCATAACAGAGAATTAGAGTTAGAGAATTATAATTGGTTGATAAATGACCCTCTTGGTAATAATGGGATCAAGGCATATCTATTTGATTCATCCCTACATTTATTAAATCGTACTCTAGCTAGTTACTCAGAAGTATTAGGTTTTAGAATTGAGTTTAACATTGACCTTAATTCAACTAGAAAGGATTTTGTTACTCTTATAGAAAGAGATAATCACATTATTGATTATGATGAACTATCGGGAGGTGAAAAACAAGTATGTAATCTATGTATGGCTTTCGCAATGCATGAAGCTTTGACTGCAAGTAAGGGTATTAACCTAGCATTCCTAGATGAAGTATTTGAATCCCTAAGTTCTGATAACATAGAATTGGTAATAAACCTAATAAAACATATATTCAACGGTAAATCATTATTTTTAATAACTCATCATGACTCATTACCTTTATCAAATACTAAGATCCTGCAAGTAGAGAAAATCAAGGGCCTTAGTTATTATAAACCACTATGATCCATAAACAATACAATGAAATTATGGCAAATAGTAAAAAGAAAGGTAATAGATTCGAATTGAAAGTCTCAAAATGGTTTACAGAATGGACTTCTTTCAAATTTGGCAGAACACCCTACTCTGGTGCAAATCATCAGAGTAGAGATTTGTCTTCGGATATTATGTGTCAGGATGAAAGACATGCCCATAGATGTAAAATCTCAGTAGAATGTAAAAACTACAAGGATATCAAATTTGAACATGTATTACTGGGTAATAAATCCTGTGATATATTAAAATTCTGGGAACAAGCAAGTAAAGATGCTAAAAGGGCAAAGAAAGTACCCATCTTATGTATGAGATATAATTCAATGCCTTCATCAGAATTTTTCTTTGTAGTAGGTGTTAAACTTGGAGATATTATTGCCGAGTATGTTACTAAGGTAATGTATATCCAAGTACCTGGGAATACTCTTATGGTATTCATGGCTAGTGAAGTATTAAAAGTACCGTACAAGATGATTCACAAACAAGCTAAGTTAATCGTAAAAAATCAGTAATATGAAAAAACGTATCCCATACTCCTATGTAATCTTCTACTTAGAAAGAAAGTATTATCACCTTATCGAGAAAGAGTTAAAAGAAAAGGGATACGAAAATATCAAGGTTATTATCCCAACTCTGGATATACTTAAGAGAACCGTAAAGGGTAAGATGGTATTTGAATCTGTTCCTATACTTTTCAATTATGGTTTTATGAGAATGCCCACAGAGAATGCTTTCTCAAGGCCTTTTTTAAATAAATTAAAACGAAATATCTCTGGCATAAGAACATTCCTTAAATCTACCGAAACAATGCACGAAAGGAAAAAGAAGGTACGCATAGATAATGCTGAAGACTTTGATGATTTTTCATTAGTTGCAACCTGTTCTAGAAAAGATGTAAGGAGATTCATAAGATTAGCAAAAGCAAATAAAAAATACTCTGTTGATGACCTTATGAATGTAAAACCAGGAGATTATATCGTTTTAAAAGGGTATCCCTATGAAGGTATAGATGCTACAGTATTAGACGTAAATTACTCTAATAGAACAGTAAAAGTACTAATCTACCCAGAACATGGTAAAATGGAAGTAACTCTTGATTTTGACAGTGTTCTTTACAGTGTATATCAGGATTCAGACCCCGATAAATTACATTGTAATAACTTTGACTATGACCCAAATTCTATTACTTCTGAAAAGATAGAAGAGAACATTAATAAAAGGAGGCGTTAATATGAATAAATACCAAAAGAAAGCATGGGACTGTTTGACTCCAACCGAGCAGCAGTCCCTTTTTCTTCAGTTATCAGAGAGTAAATCCTCTTGGGAAGCTGGGGAGATATTAAAATTATCTCATTATAAGTACCTAGAAATAAAAGAAAGGTCTGAAAAATTCTTTCGATTATTTTCTGATTTCTTCGAAATACATGAGTCAATATTTAGACCAGATTGCCCATGTGAAAGAAACTTCCAGGATTATATCGAGGCTTGCATAGAAAAAAGGATGAAAAGAAAAGAGGCTCTACTAAATACTGGAGATGCCTCTCAATTAGTTCCTAAGGTAAATACTCGTAATCTAGAAAGAAATATAAGAAGACTACAAGGTTCAGATAATGAATGGGATAAACATTCTCTAGGCTTAATATTAGAATTCGATAGATGGAACAACTTTAGGATATTGCCCAGGCAAGTACAGCAACCATCAGCTTTCAAAAGAAGAGCTAATAAGAAAGAAAAGATTTATATCAACTACTTATTGGAGAAAGTACCAGAATGGGTTCATACTAAACTAAGAGAAAGGTTTAAGTATAAGGTAAAGCCTAGTATAAAGAAATGGTGGGTATGTTTAATATCCGAAGATTTATATACAGATGGATATTTATTACTTCCTGTAAGACCAACAGATGAGGTAATGAGGGAATTCAGTAAATTCTATATGTATATATTCGAGGATAAGGATGATGCAGATACATTTGGGTTCATGGTATCTAAATTTAATGCCAAGACTACTACTGTAAAACTAGGTCAGAAATTTTGGCCAGAATATAGGTTATGTATCGAAAAGGCTTTGAATTACAACAAGGTAAATAACATGGATTTCAATGTGAAGCAATTGGATATGGCCTATAACACTCACATAAAACGAAAATCCAAAAAGAAACCTCAACCAGGAGCTGCTAGAGTGAAAGAAGACTCCTTCTATTGATCCTCAGCTAATATTAAAATAATAGATAGAATATTTTTCTATATTATATATAAGTATTATATTTGCATCAGAAAAAAAAATTAGACAATTTTAATTATAGACAACAATATGAAGAATACCAACTTAGACATCCGCTTTAACAAAGCAAATAATATCATCAGTCAATTCAGTGATAGCTGGGATGATGACAAATTGATCCTATTACCTAATTTCCCAAAAATTAAGGATATGGTATCAAACCACATTACTCAAGAGAATTACTTATGGTTAATCACTTATGATTTACCTTATGATCTCTTCTACAAAATAGATAACATGGGATTAGTTCCCTATGGGCATGTAACTCATGAAGAATTAACTCAAACCTATTACAATCAAAGATTCTAAACTTATGGCAAAGAAGAAAAAAGATAAACCAGCTCCATCAAGGGAAAAACAAAATTTCCTAGGAGCTGCTGGTAGAAACATGAAGTACAAGGATCTCAAAAGAAAGGCAGTAATCCTTGGTATGCCTTTTCCTGATGCTTGTGCTGCAGGAGTATTTGATTTAATCAAATATATCAGTAACTCAACCAACAAACCCGATAAATCCCTAATTGATCAGTACGATGAATGGGCAGATAAACAATTGGAAGCAATTGGTTATGATAAAACTGACCCAATCCGTAATTCAAGATTAAGATTAGGATTCTTAGGAGAAGAGGGAGAAGATGGTATTCGAAAATTAAAAAGAGTACCAGGCATAAAGAAACCCAAAGAAAAGAAACCTCCAAGAGAAAGAGATTCTTTTAATCTAATCAAGGGTACTAAGAAATCCTATTGTTATGAATTAACCGAAAAGGGATTTGACCAAGAGAGAGTAGTAAGGAGAATGAAAAAGAAATTCCCTGATGCTAATGAGAAATCTATTCAACTCTGGTACAGGGCTGCAAAAAGGAAACTAAATGGTAAAGCTAGCAAGGGATAATCGGAAAATATACCCAGACTTAATATATGTATGGACTTGGAGGCCTGATGAATATTGGGGATGGACCAAATACCAATATGCAACAGAAAGTAAATACCGAACCGAGAAGTTGTTATATAAAAAACATATATGTGGTTTAGGATTCTTTTCCAGATATCATGCTAGAAGAACCATAACTCTTTTATTGGGAGTAGATGCCAATTTATATATTCATACTATCAAAGGTAAGAATCTTATAAAACAGGGCATAACGGATTTACCTAAGAAATGTCATCAATCTATATTCTTCAAAGGTAAGCCAACTAAAATACGGAGATTTATCTTTCCTGCTGAAGCAAGAATGGATAAACATAGGAGAAGGCATTTTGTAGTAAGAATGAATAAAATTTATAAGAAACATGGAAGAAGAGCATTCAACAAGGCATACCAAATTGCATTATACGGGTATAGGGATGAATTCTCACCTGAATATCGAAAGCAAAAGAGATTACAGGTCCATTCTGCTATCCTACAGGAGATACAACAAGCTGAGTCAAGGGGAAAAGAATCAATTCAACCTTGATTGCTTGAATCATCCCCCCAGGATTTGGCAAATAGCTCTGTTCCTTACCAAGGTATATCATATTAAGTTCAATCGTATCTTATTTAAAAAGGCCTACGATTTCTTAGATGATTTTGGAGAAGCTTCTTTGAAATTTCAGAACCAGGTTAATATTCCAGATAGATATCTCATAAGAGAATTACGATGGGAACTATGGAAACCTCTATCTGATTATAAAATAAGGGATAAGTATGCTTACTTCATGACCAATAGGAAACTAGATTCAGAAATTTGGGTCTACCCAATAAGATTTTCTGATAACTATGAAACTTCAAAAAAAGGAAAATATCAATCATACACAGAAATGATGGGTAAATTGGGTTTTCCAGGTTTAACTAAAATATCATATAGCGATGAACACTAAATTAGAACAACATGGACCTTATAATCCATTTGAAGGCAAATCCTTTAAGATTATGACCTATAATCAAGTGGACCAAGTTATAAATTCTGAAGTAGTTGAAATAACTTCACAGGAACAGTTCAATACCGTTCTAGAAAACATAAAACAATTTAATAATGCACATGAATCTTTGGGACCATTCCTAAAGAAGTATAAAAAGCTTATAATTGAGTGATTAACTATATTCATTAACAAACCATTAAAATTAAACAATTATGGCTAAGAAAAAAGAAACTAAGAAAGTTGAACTTAAAGAAGTATCTAGAGTAGAAATCAATGGTAACATCATTATTACTTACGAAGATGGTTCGGTAAAGATTATCCCGGCTCCCATTATGCTGACTGCAGACCAGGCATCTGAAATCTTCGGTTCAGAAGAAGAGGAAGACGAAGAAGAGGAAGAATCCGATGACGATGAGGACGAAGAAGAATCGGAAGATGACGAAGATGAAGATGATTCTGAAGACGAAGAAGAAGATGAGGAGGAAGAGGAAGATGAAGATGATTCTGAAGACGAAGAAGAAGATGAGGAGGAAGAGGAAGAATTGACAGGAGAAGCTCTTGCTGAAATGGACTTCGAAGAATTGGAAGATGTTTGCGATGACAAAGATCTTGATACAGATCCAGATGACTTTGATGAAGAAGACATCGAAAAACTTCGTAAGGCAATTGCCAAGGAATTAGGTATCAAATTGCCTGCTAAGAAGGAAGCTAAGGGTAAAGGTAAAAAGGGTAAAAAATAATCCATTTACCTAGCATAAAGGGTAGGAATCATCCCCTACCCTAAAAATTAACTACTATTAGGTTATGTAGAAGTCACAACTTATTTATAACACAACTTTTAAAAAACTTATTAAGATTATGGCAAAGAAAAAAGAAGACACCAAGAAAAAAGGTGCTAAGGAAAAAGATCCTGAAAAAGAAGCTAAACGCAAAGCTCGTATGGAAGCTATTAAAAACCGTCCTGCAGGTCAGAGACCGAACGGTAAACAAATCGATGTTATCAAGATTTCTGATAACTCAGAAGTTCAGAACTTCGGTTATGCAATCAAAACAAAGAAAGGTGCTCAGGGAGTATTGGTAACTTCAGTATTGGTAGTAGATGGTGCTCCAGTAAACACATCGGTTGCTTTTGTTCCCGGAGAATTGGCAATTAAGTCAAAGAAAGGACATGGTATTATCACTACTCCGAAGTCAAAGAAAGAAAAAGACACTGACGAAGAAGTAGATGAAGAAGAAACTTCTGAAGAAAACGAAGATTAAATTCCATAACGATTATACATTATATCAATTATCTAAGCCCATTGCCCACAAAGGTGATGGGCTTTTTTATTTTCATAACCCATGACCAAAGAAGAGATAAGAAAGAATATACAGATTATTGCACTTAATAATCTGATAGAAGATTATACTTCATATCTAGAAGTATGCAAAAATCCCCAAGAAAGGGAATTAATAGAAAACATAATATCAGAAGCTAAGGAAATGATTTTAGAATATCAATCTCAAATAAAAAGGCCACAATGGAAAAAAGATCCTTCTCATCCTTAATTTCACAGATTGCCGAAATATACAAGGATATCAAATACTATAAATACCAAGCTCATATATCCTTGCAGCAAAATAAGATGGGTGAATATAGGAAACACCAAGCCCATATTATGTATCAGAAAAGAAAACTTTATTCTTTATCACAAAGAGTAAAAGATATTCTTAACAATCCAGTTCTAGAAGTGAAATATATATGGGGAAATGAAACTAAAACCAGTATTTTCTCAGGATTAACTCAAAGAGAGATATCTGATTATCTTCATACTTGTGCAATGGTAAAAGGGATTGAATTAAAAATCCTAGAAATCAAGGAAATCCATACCTTTAATTCGGATTCACTTCTATAGGTAAATATAAACTCATAAATCAATAAGGATATGACAAAGAAAGTAAAACCTGCTAAAAAAGCAAAGAAACCGGCTGATAAGACTCCGGAAATCACAAAAGCTGCAAAGGCTTTGGAAAACTACCTGAAAGAAAATAACCTGGATCCTGCAAAGGATTGGTCAAAGGACAAAACTCATGGTAAGGCAGTAAAAGAACTTATGGCAAAACTTAACAAGGAAAGAGATAAAGTTGCTGCCCAATATCCTGAGAAAGACACTGCTAATCAGAAGAAGCTGGTAAAAATGAAAAAGGCTTCTGAAGATGAAAAGAAAGCTAAGAAAGAAGCTAAAGCAAAAGAGAAAAAGGAAAAAGCTAGTTCAGGTAGAACAGCAACTAAATACGATTATCCTTTGGTAGACGGAAGAGAAATGACTTCCGAAGAAAAGAAGAAATATCGTATGGCTCAGAGAAAATTGGCTGCAGGTAAGACTCCAAAAGAATCTAAGCCGAAGGAAGAACCTAAGAAGGAATCCAAAAAGGATAAGCCTTCTAAGAAAGATAAAAAGGCCAAAGATCCTAAGAAGAAAAAGGCCAAAGACGAGGATTAATTTCCATTCTTATATTTGTTTTGTTAGTTATTAGTAGTTTTGGGCCTGGCAATAATTTTTGTCCAGGCCCTTTTTATCTCTAAAGTTATGAAAGAAGAAAAAGAAATATTCAAACCCAAACTGCGTATCACTACACTTTCAGAAAATGGTAATCCTTTATCTGATAGATTAGTAGATGCTTGCACTGAGATGTATGCCGGTCCAAAGGTACAACATAAAGGTCCCATAAGAATAGAAGTAACACTTGTTAATCAACAAGATATTTCTCAATTCAAAGAATACTTAGATAAATTATCTGGTAATTTACCAATCAAAGAATCTGCAGGTAGAGGAAGACCTTCTAATACTCAAGCTAAAGAATTGGAATCCCCAAGAGAAGATATCCTTGCTGATGTAGAAAAGATGGTAAATGAGGGCAAAAGCCAACAAGATATTATTAAGTATCTTAGAGATCTTGGATTTGTATTCATCCTTACAGAGGATTTCCTTTATCATTTCCCGGAATTTAAATTCGATAAGAAAGATGTGGGAGAACCCACCAACAATGGCCAATATCTCGATTCTTATTCATGGATGGCAAGATGTATAAAGAGAGCAAAAGATCCTAAGACAGATAAATTTGACCCTATGATTCTATTTGGGTTCAGCATTCTGCAAGGTCCCTCAAAGAAGATCGTTCCATATCTGTATAAGGAAAGGAAGAAACCCTTTAGGGCTCAGACCGGTAAAACTACTATCTCATTCTCTCAGGCAGAATTTACTAAGTTACCTAAGTATATGTTAGAGGCAGAACGAATTAAATTCTCTACAGAACAAAGGCAATTGCTTATGACTCCGGATAAGAAACCCTCTAAGTTCTTCTCAAGATGGGCATCAGATGCCCTATTCCCCGATTCAATCAAGGAAAAGATGGCTGAGATCCTGAAGAGATAATCCACTACCTACCTCAGCAATATTTGCATATTATATATAAAATTTATATATTTGTATAACGAAATAAATAATAAGAAAAAATGGATGCAGAAACCAAGACGGTTATTAAGAACATTGCCCAAATCCAAGTTGAGGCACTAACTCATATCTCTAAAAATTTAGAGGATACCGATCATTACCTTCTTAAAAAACTTCTTCAGATTGAAGAAGGAGAAATAAGAGGAGTATTAGATAATATGATAAAACTCTATTCAGATATGGTAGAATATCCTCAACTTATAAAAACTCTTACAGAGTATCAATTATACATCTGCTCTCATATCCTATGGAAAATGGAAGAAGAATGGATAACCGACAATTCTCAAGGAGTTTTGGGAGCATGGGCAATCATTCAAAAATATACCAACGTATTACATCCGGAGTTAACACTTTTAAAACTTTAAATTATGGACAGAGAAGAATATCTTGAATCAGTTACCATGAATACTGGTATTAAAATGAATCCAGTAGAATCTTCTAATATAGAAGGTATTGGGTATGACAACAAAAACAAACACTTATGGGTTGCTTTTAAGGGCAACAAAGTTTACCGGTATGATTTAGTTCCCAGAAAAACTTTCGAAGAACTAATGAATGCCGAATCTAAAGGGAGATATCTTAATTCTCATATCAAAGGACAATATGAAGCTACAGGATATGAACTCAAAAACTAAACATATTATTTTTCCGTTTTCCATTCTGGGAGTTACTCTTTTGGGATTCACTATTGCCAACACCAATAGTACCCGGAGGGTAACTCCTCCTTATGTAAAGGAGAGTAGAGAAGATTCTATTAGAAATGTAAAACGGTATAAGGAAAGCAAAAGAAGAGATTCTATATTCTTTGCTAAAGTAGATTCTATAAAGAAACTAAAGGATTCTCTTAGTAATCGGAGATTATACCAATATGCTTTCCTAGTAAGAGTTACTCCAGATAATATAATATTTACCGCAAGGAAATCTGGTTATCAACAAGTAACTTTAGATGCTCATTATACTAAACCCAGAGTATATTACCAAGTATTCACTTCCGATAAACCCTTATCACCAGAGGAAGCTTCTGCTTATGCCGAGAAATATGAACATGATCCCAGTAAGGTAACTATATTAACCGTAGAACAGTATAATCAGAGATATGATAAATCTTCATCTATTTCAGAATATGATATCTTTACTGAAGGTCTAGATTCCTACTATGATGATCCTGAAAACCTAGATGAGAACCCAGATGAAATCTTTGATTTCCTACTCGACTAGGGATCCTCAGCTATTGATAAAATAAATTAGAAATATTTTTCTATTTAAAAAATAGTTTGTATATTTGCATAGAGAAATTAATTAATAACATTTTAATATTAGTCAGTTATGGAAAAAGTAAATTTGAACAAGGTAACCGAGTTAATCAACAATCAAGTATCTAACTCATTGAAGGAAGCTAAGGCTTCTAAAACACAAAAGCCAAAAGAAACTAAAGAATCTAAGGCTAAGGAAGAACCCAAAGCAAAATTGGTAAAAACCACTACCAAGAAAGCTTCTACTAAAAAGGAAGAAGTTGTCAAGGAAGTTGCCAAACAACAGAAACCCAATATCATCGAACAAGTAATCTCCAATCGGGAAGTGAAATACATTTACCCAGATGATGTTACTGATACTCTTTCAAGAAAGAAATGGAGACAACAAACCCGTAATGAACTTCGTAAATTGGAAAGGGAAATGCTCCGAATCCAAGATCATAACTCTAAAGAATACAAGTCTGCCCAAAATAAATATATTACCTTCCAGAAAAAAGTACTAAAGGTAGATGAAGCAGTATAATTAATCCTTTGTTAACCCGGGACTGAGAACACATTAGTTTGCTATTTTCAAATTCCCAGTCCCATATTTATTTTGGTTATGGACTATCAAATATTCTCCGATAAGGAGATGGAAAAACAGGAAAAGGACATGGTAGAACTTCACAAGAGATGTGTAAAGAATTACCTTGTTCAAAGATCTCTCAAATACGGAAAGATTAAAAAATTCTTTATCGTATACGATTATTATCTAGGCACTGAGAATATAAGAAATTACTTTTTCAGGCCTATAGATATGTTCGTAAGGTTTTTATTGTTGGGTAAACTTGAAGAAATAGAAGATTATGTCAAAGCTGATTCTAGAAAGAAGAAAAGAAAACATAAGAGAAATAAAAGTATGGTATCTTCAGAGTCAAAAACTATACGAAGAAAAAATGGTAGAGATAAATAAGACCAGCAAGGTTTTATTCTCTGGGCCAGTATCTTCTATGGTTGCTTGTTGGAGAAATGCTTTACTCTTGGTAAGAAAATCTTATAGGATATCGAAAGAATCTAGAATTTCTTTAAGAAACCTTCAACATAGTACTAGGGATATTAATGCAGTAAATGACTTAGAATTAGGTCAAGGTGTTAAATTTATAATCATTGAATTATGTTTCGAGAAATAGTAAAAGATGTATATATCGGTAAATCACAACTGGGGATCTGGGTAAATGGGAAAAGGGTCCCCAAAGAAACTCTGGTAAAGGATATTGCCTTGCCAACCCTACTGGGAAATAAATTGCCAGATTATGGTACCATAGGAAATTTTACCCAGTGGGAATTCGAAGTTAACCCAGGAGGCAATCACAAATTATTTATCACAGGTATACCCAAGAAAACTTATGACTTGGATTTATACCGATTAAAAGGGAGATTATGGTCATCCTATTACGAGGATGATAAAAGGGGATACTTATTTCAGGTATTACCCTATGATGTTAAACACTTAGAAACAGAGATATAATGGAAACAAAAGATTACGTAAAGATATTTAGACTAGATCAAGAGAACTTCCAATTTAATAGAGGAGAGTTTATGAATAAATTGGGAGAAGATTTACTAGAGATGTGCCAGAATATGCAAAAGATAAACCCGGTAACTGGTCACATATATTATTCTGATTTCAAAAAGGTAGTGAAATACTTCGAGGATAAATTTAATGAAATCAGTAGGCAAAGTATAAGACCCTTATCACAAAATTTATGGAAGGCATTTTTTGCAACCCAGGTAGTGCCCCTAAGAAAACTCTGGTACCCAGAAACACAAAAAAGGATAGAGGAAATGAAAAATAACTCTAGTGAACAAGACAAAAAATCCTCGAGAGGTAAAAAAGGCAATTATGGCAAAGGAAATCGTTGACCTTCATGGCAATATTTTTAAGGTAATTAAAGGTTGGGAATTTTATAACAAGGTTCCCAACCTTGAAGGAAATTATACCTGGATATTTACTAGGGATAGGATTACCGATACTCAATTTATTTTGGCTTTAAATGAAGAACTAAATATAGCAGTTGGTTATTGGTATTCTAATATTTATCAACTATATGTAGCTTATCCTCTTAAAAGGGTGGGATACGATGAATCTAAGGATATAAGAAAAGAATATTTGTATAATGGCAAAAGACAATATAAAAAGATTTCCTAGACCCATGGGAACTACTGCAATGGCAGCAGAATACCAAAAGAGTCAGAATCTTGAAGATTTACAAAAGGTATACAACTACATTATCAATCACTGGTTGATGGGTAATGGTATGCTATGTGGGATTATGTACGATATTAATACCTTCTCAACAAAGACTGGTATAGATATCAATTACATACGAGTATTTATGAGAGATAGATTATTGCAATCTAAGCTCTGGGATAAAGAAAGACAAGAAGAAATGCTACAGGCTCTATTGGGAGAACAAGTAGCATGGGCTTTAGAGGATAGAATGGAAATATCTCATCAGGTAAACATCCTAAGAGAATCTCAAGGAGGACATTATACTCCATTCATATCGGCTGAATTGAATAAGGCTCTTAAGATGAAACTAGATTCTTCTACTTCATTACAATCTGTCATACGTACATTTATGGGTGGAGGGACTACCAATATATTTAATCAATTTGGGGATACTCAGAATAATCAGTTAAATCAGAACCAAGGCATATCAATAGAGGAAGCCAGAAAGATTATCCTAGAATCTCAAAAGATAATGGATAAGCCACAGGAAGCCAAATTATTAGCAGATCACTATGATTTATCTTCTTTACCCGAGGTAGTTGCTACTAAACAAGAAGGAATTGATACTACCAAAGAGGGCCTTACTTTGAATACTGCAGAGATGAGGCAAATTACCGATGATTATAAGGGAGCTATGGAACTCTCTTCAAGGGAACATCATGAATTGAGAAGAGAGATAGAAGCTAACATAGATCCCGAGGATCCAGACCCAGAAATGGATATCTATTTAGATGAGGAGCAATATGAAGAAAAAGAGCCTACATCAATAGCTGAACAATTCCTCAACAGGTAATCGAGGTTTATTGCATAATTAATTTATTATTCTTAAATTTGCAAAGTGAAATTTTAATAATTAGACATTATGAACATCAAAAACCTATTCAACAGATTTCGTAAACGGGAACCAGAGTTAAGTTATTCTCTGAATCTTATCTACCTAGAAGATACTAAGGTAGTATTCAACCAGAATATACAATGTGCTAAAGACCTAGAAAATTACCTATCGGCTTATATGAGACTCTTTGGTATGTATTCAGATAAACCCTATGTACTAATCTATCAGGAATACAAAAGCAGATACTGGGTATATGACAAAGAACCTTACCTATTATACTACAAGGTACCACTCATAGTTAACACCAGTAGAAAGCTATCAGGTAAATCAGACATGGTAATAACCAAAGAAAAATACCAAGCTGCTAAGGATTTAGTTCCAGTCCATGAAGTATCTGATAGATTCAAGATACCAGAATATATTACTGGAGTCTTTACAGATATCTGGTATAAATGCCAAGGATATATGGATACGGACCATGTTGGTTTAGAGGAGATACTGGAATTGATGCAACATAATTGGTTAAAGGAATTCGAATTATTAGTATTCAAAAGGAATTACGATACAGATATGTTATTCCTTAATCATTCTCTTACCTATATCTTGGACCAGACAGAAGAAGAGGGCCGAAGAATATGTATTCAAAACATTATCGAACGTAACATAAATCAAGAAAATCAAGATGAAAACGAAACAATTTAACGTAAGCCAGTCTAGAATATATCCAGATATCAGAGATAAGTATCTGGATTATATGGGAGAACAATATAATATGTTCATTTCGGATGATACTCTAAAGAAAGATCTCAGAGAAATCCTTCGAAAGGGTACTAATAAAACCATCCATTTCAATATTCTAGAAAAGAACTCAGATCTCTTGGTATTTGAAACCTCTGAATACAGTACTCTATTAGAGTTCACTAACCATTATCTCTGGATATTCAGGCTAGTAAACGATAAATGGAATTTAATCCGATACAGAGTATAAATTCGAAAGGCAGACTAACCATCTGCCTTTCTTAGCGTTTACACACATCCTCAGCTTAGTATTCCAGAATTTGCATATATAATTTAAAGTGATTATATTTGCATAAAGAAAAATAATTATTAACTATTTAAAATTTTAGACTTATGACAAATAATGAAATCCTTCAATCCACTAAACAACTAGACTCATTAGTTACTAACTTAGGTCTTCAAATCCAAGAGTTATTTTCCTTAAACTTAGAGGAAATCATAGGCTATAGTAATAATTTAATGGGCTTATTGGTTAATGCTTACGTTGAAAATCAATGCTTAGCATTATCTGCAATGATATCTAAACAGGACGGATTTGCAATATACTCTTTCTTATTTCAAACTCCTGATACTTCTAACGGTGCTGCAGATGCTCTGGTAAATTTTGCCATGAACTTTACTGATGGAGAAGCTAATATCAAATCTATCAACAGAATATCTTCAAACATAATGCAAATCACCTTTACAGTATGACACCCATAAGAAGAATCTTAAACATGGTACAATTTGATCTAGCCGAGAAATTAAACTTGGCTAGATTAAGATGGTATCACCTTAACCATCAGGACCAATATCTTCAATCCGTAATCTATGGTAATCCTGATAACTGTACATTGTTCAGACTAAGGGAAGTACTTACTAATTTGCTTAGAGCTAACTTCTTAAGTTACTACATATTAGCAGATACTCCTGAATCTCTATCTATTTCAATACAAGGTAATGCTATCATTACATTTGTGATAACTAAAGACAATTACATAACTTTTACAATAACGAAATTATGAGCACAACTCCACATCCAGGCCCAGATGAAGTAATTATACCTTCTCGTATATATTTCAATGAAGGCAAGAGAATAGATGTTAAAGTATGGCCTAAGACCATTCAGTTAACAGGTCCAACTAAGGATTTAAACAAGGTATTCAAAACCCTTGAAGAATATGATGATTGGTGGCATCAATTTAAGAAAAAGAATCCAGATGCCTTCCGTAAAGATGCGAAATATGTAAAATCCATTAATGGCCTCTTCCTTATCCAGAAAAGGCTCTATCAGATACCCAATAGAAGCCTCAGCTAAGTAATCAGGGATATTGCATATTTAAAAATAAAGTATTAAATTTGCATCAGAGAAAAGAAATATATTATTCATTTAAAATTTAGGCAGTCATGAACTTGAACAACATTACAACAGCCCTTAAAACCGGTATCACAATTTACCAATACGAACAATGGCAAAATACTGGTTCAGTCAACCTAATGCAAAAGGAATCCCACATGCTTTCCAAGGTTTGGCTTAAGACAAATATCCATAACCCAGATTCTTTGGATAAACCATTTATCCAACTCTCTGCCACTTTTACTTCAGAATCGGATATCCAGGAATATAACGAATGGCTAAGGGCTAATCAGTACAAGTTATATCCATTGCTATTAGATATTCTTAAGATATCACTAAAGGATGATTTCTACAATTACTCCAATGCTTCTAATATTCATTACGAAGGAGGGAAATTCCCAAGTATGCTTACCATTCAATTATTTAACTTAGAATTCTAATGTCATGAAACTAACAATAACAACCCTAGTAATCATAGAAGGCCATTATATCCAAGGAATTTATCATTCCTTGGAAGAGCATCCAGGTAAAGCTTACCAAGAACTGGTAGACCAAGTGGAAAACGAATATGGTTATGATGCCGATAAAGATCATGTACCATTACATTTCAAAACTATCCAAGACATAGAGAATTACTTTGAACTTGTACACATAGAGACTCAAGAACTTACAGCAACCGGATTTAAAACAGCAATTTTAAAAGAACTATAATATGGAACCAATCATAACAATAAACGAATACCCAATCGGATGGGAATGGTTAGACAGAGTACCTTTAGAGGACTTTACCTGGCTAATCGAAATATTCTCTACTATGACCGATGATACAGATACTTATGACTTTGCTACTTTCGATAAGGAAGCAACCAATGGAGAACCTCCCTATCCTGTAATCGAAATCAATAGGAAAGGCTTAGCTAACTTCCTAAACGATGACCAAGGCTATGAATCAGGTATATCAATGTACGGTCACTACATAGCCTGTAAATCCCTGGATATATCCTCAGAAGAGGAATACATGAATCAATTAACTGACATAAAACTAATTTGTAACGAATTATGAGAACAGCATTATATTACATGGGACTAGGGCTTATCTTAGTCCTATTCCTTAATTCCTCTGGGCCTAACTTAGATACATTCATACCAGGCAATCCATGGGAACATTATTGCAAATATGAATTGCACAAGCATCCATTCCATACTAATGAGAAGGAATATAACTATTTCCTTGATACTTTTACTAGCACAGATAAATATGAACAAATAATGGAGATATATGCTAACCCAAGGTAGATTTCTAATTTCATATCAGGTATTCGATAATATACAGGTAAATAATATCGGACAAACGCATGTACGTGAAATACTAAAGGATACTCAAGCCTTTACCATCAATTATCGAACAGAACAAATAAGAGATTACCTCAGATATCCTGGGGAGGAACTGATACCAGAACATCTACATATGATTAATGCCCTGAAGGAAATCCAGAACTATTGGAATCTTACTTCAGAAAAGGTTATCATAACAGATATTATACCTATTCCTCAGCCAGGATAACCATGGTTTGCATATATAAAATAAATATATTACTTTTGCAGAGTAAATTTAATTATTAACTATTTAAAATTTTAGACTTATGAAAAATAATGAACTATTAAAAAAGTATGCCGGTATCTCAACCCGTATCCGCAGAATCTTTGCTTATCACTACGACCAAATCCAACGGGAAGTACAAACAGAAATTTCAACACTTACCCCAGAATTACAGGCACAATTCATGGACTTAGTCGTTGAATACATGGAAGAATCCCTTAACTGGCCCGATCCCGATGACCAAGAAACATTCGAAAAACAATTACTCGGATAATGCCATGAAAACAATTGCCTACATCATGAATACCTATCACATAGGTACTTATAACTTAGATATCAGGGATGTACTCAAATCCTATATCATTGCCAGATACTATGGATGGGAACCAAAAGAGGAAGACCTAGAGGAAATCATTTCCCATACAACCTATTTCGATATCAACATAGATGATGCTATCTATGAAGTCCTAACAATGCCAAGAGAAAAAATAACCCTTTAAAAACAATGAAAACAATGAAAACCTTATCACAAATCACAATCAATCAGAATGGTAATCGAATACTAACCTGCAAAGTATACAAAGAGCCCATATATCTATTATCTATGTCCAACGAAGAAATATTAGAACTTATCTCTGGACTAGACTATATGGATAACCTACCAACGGTACCAGAATTACAATCACCAATAGAGATCCAAATCTCAACCACCCAAGAAATCCCCTTAGAACAAAACAAAGAAGTCCAAACCAAAATCAAAGAGATAATATACAATAATCTCTATGATACTCTAGTAGAAGAACTAAAGGATACCCTCTCTAGGTTCCAAGCCCAGTATCACATCCAAGAGATAAACCCATACATAAACGATATAATTCAGAACCCAGAAGACCTAGTATCCCTCTCCCAACACCACAAAAGATAAATAAAAAGAATACCTAGAGCCTAGAAAACTCTAGGTATTTCTGTGTACACAAACCAAGTAATAATCAATTACCTCCCAAACCAAAATAAAAACCAAGTATACAGATACTAGGTACACAACCCACCTACCCCACTCCCAACAAAGAAATATATAAATAATATATAACAAGGTACACAATAAACCTACCTATATCATATACACAATCTGAATATACAGATATCACTAACTAAGATACAAATCCCCTATATCACAATCAATATATAATAATACATATAACTAATATACATATCTTAGGATCTTGGTTTTCCTTCCTTTTCTGTGTACTAACGGGGGTTTTTCGAAAAGGTCAGGAACATACACTTGAAGGCTGCTCTACTATACCAAACACTATAGCTCTCAAAATTTAAAGTACTAAATCCTTGAGGCCCCAGAGGCCATTTTAGGCAATAAAATCACCATACATGGCCCCTCAAATCACAGAAAAGCAAAAAGTACACTCTGGCAATAGTTTTTGAGATACGTATATGAGCCTTTTTGACACGTAGCTATTTTAGTAACGCCTATATATAATATACTAATATGGGTGGGATTTAGATACGTATGTATTTTAGCTTCACACGTGTAATTGAAAAGTGTTCTGTTTGGCTAGTTTGTGTAATCTAGGATTTGGGTTGTGATTTTGTGTACCTAGACTCGGATTTTAATTGCCAAGAGGCTAGGATTTATATTAAAATTGTGTACCTAGAGGGGCCATTTTAGGTCTGGGATTTTAAAACTAGGTACACAAAATATGCCATAAATGGCCTCGGATTTAATAAATTTCTAGGCAATCAAGGGGCCATTTTTAATTGCCATCCTAGTAATATGTTTGTTAATTGCATAAGTATTTATATTATGGTTATTTTAGATAATTCTAGGACATTAGGGGCCTTCGAAAGGCAATCAAGGATATTGCATATTTAAAATATTGTTCTTATATTTGCATCAGATAATTAATTTAATAACTAATTAAAATTTTAGATTATGGAAACAATAATTAAAACTTCATTTAACTTTGCAAAAGAGATTCAATGTAATTTTATTACTAAAAACTCTAACCTTGAACACTCCTATCCTGGAGGCTTACCAGAGTTCATTACTCCTTACCTACAGGAGTTACAGGAAAATACCATTATACCTGACCACACTACTTTAATATCGATTACCACAATCGATAACCCAGACCAAGACGGTATACATATACTAACTTTCCTTAAAAACGATCCAGAACATTTCGATGACGATGACACTGCAAGCATTACTTGCATCGAATGCTTACGGGACACATTTGCCTATGATCCTGAAGCATGCTTTGGCCAAGCCCCAATCATAACAGAGTTCAATAGCTTTTTCACAGTATCAATCCCCTACAATTATTAAATTACTAACCCTATAATACATATATCACAATGGAAACCAATTTCGAATACCTAGCCAAGATTCTCAAGGATGATGCCATTGACACCTGGACTCTAAGAGAACAAGAAGAAATAAATAAACTAGACCTAACCCAAGGCCTACATATTTTCTTATACGATATCTATACCGGTATTATATCCCATTGCCAAACGAATAAACCCACAAACCAAGAACCCATATATGAATCAGAACATATAATAATCCTAGACTCAGATAGTACCATAGGTTGCCAAGAATAAGAATATTGCCCAGGCCTAACTAAGGTACCTGGGCTTTTCTATGTACATACCTAAGAGGCCATCTATAGACTTCATATAATTACCTAAGAGGTACTAGAGCTTTACTACACATATACTTACTAGCCTTATATAAGAACCCACTAGGCCTATCTATAGATCTTATAAGGCTTACCTAAGTACGCTAACTATCGACCATATATGGCCTTCAGGTAATAGGTATATAATATACAGATATTCTATAGCCACTTAAAAGGCCCTCCGAAAATCCCCTAGAATCTTCTGGCCATGGGGATTTAGTACGAGGATTACCAAGAGGATATAGTAATGGAACCATAGATGGCCCTAACCTTGTTATCATACAGGTATTATATAGCGGACAACGTGCGGGCAATTTAGGCCGCCCGGAGGTTAATGGGTGGAAATTTGATAAAAATTTTTGATAATAAATAATGTATGCGCAAATAATAAAATTTTTGAGATATGCAAATATTTTCTGAAAATTATTCTTAAAATAATAAAATTCATTTTTAACAAAAAATTTTCTCGAATTTTTTTGTAGATTAAAATAAAGTCCTTATCTTTGCAATGTCGGAAACGATAAGAGTTCTAAAATTTAATAAGAAAAATTTTCAAAAAAAAATCTTTGAAAATTTTGCAGATTAAAATATTATTCTTATATTTGCATAGAGAAATAAAAAAACCTTTTCGAGTTTCTAATAAGACTTGAATTTTTATCGAAAAGGTTATAATAAAATAAATTCAAAAGTTCAAGCATTTTTATTATGGAAGAAAAAAAATTAAATTCAGTTGTTGAGAATGTAAATGTAGTTGAAAATTCTTCAAAAGAAAAAATCAACAAAGTAAGTGCTAAAAAAGCTAAAGCACAAGCAAAAGCAAACAATATTCTTTATAGGGATATTTTAGCTAATTTGAATAAAAGTACAGAGGGACTTTTAAAAACTTCTTTTGGGGTTAAAAAATCAGATATCTATAAAGAAGAAATTTTTTCAGAACTTTCGGACAAAGAGAAAAAAGTTGCTCGAAAGAAATTTAGAAATACAATTCTTTCATTGTCTGAAAGTTTGACACAAGAAAAGGACAAAACACGGTTAGAAAAACTAAAAAAAGCGTTTTTAGATTTTTATAAACAAGTTTACAAAGTAAATGATTTTTCGCTTTCTTCAGTTTGTTCTGAAAATATGAAAGAAACAAACAAAGAAATTTTGAAAAAGGCTTTACAAATTGTGAAAAAATAAATCAATGTTTAACTAGAGTAGGGAATTAATTCCCTACTCTTAAATCAAATCTAAATTATGTTAGTAGTATTACTCATTATAGGTTTAATTCTAATTATATACGGTTTAATTTTAAGCTATTGGGATTTAAAGAAAAACCATGTTTTTGTAGTTGATACAAAATTCAAAGTATATCTAATTCATTTAAACGCTTTGAATTTTTTTGAAATTGAAGCGTTTAAAGAAACTTCTTTGTTTCGATTTACTTTAAAATCATACTTTCATTACTTAATGTATCAATTTGAAAATGAAACCGATTCCACGGATTTATTAAAAATTTTCAAAAAGCAACAAGAAAGAGACCAACTAAAATAAAAATATTTAATAAATAATTTTTACTAGTAAGGGAATGTTTGTCCCTTACTTTTTTTTTGACTTATTCTAAATAAGGGCTACCGTACCCCGTTTTTAGTACATGGCGTTTTTAGGATCCTATCTTAAGGGCATTGCCTAGAAAAGCCTTGAACACACACAAAATTTCCTACACACGTTAAGGGCATACCAAGACACAACACACAAAGAAGCCAGAGAATAAAACATCTCTGGCATTCATCCTACAAAAGAATATCCTCATCTCTATGGTGAAGTTATTCTTTGCCTTTTCATCGATATTACTCATGATACTAATCCATATAAGAATATTATAAACCAAACCACTAGGATAAAGATATAAGGGATTGCATACTTCTTAAATGGGTATCTCTCTATCCCATCATTAAGGGCATATATAAATACTATAGGCCATAGCAACATCATTAATGCTACTCCCAGTAACTTAAACCAAGTAAAGCCAAGGCATACTAGAGCATCAAAATTCATTGAGCTACCCTTATAATTACCGTGACTATCGAAGTGATAGTAGTTCTTAGGTTTTAATACTTGCTCAGATCCTAGGTAGGGTGGTAGGTCCTTTTTAATGAACCTACCCTTGCTATCTCTTGCCCTTTCTCTTAGGAGTTTAGGGGCAGATAAATCTTCGTCGTAATCTTTAATTCTAGCCATTGTTTTTCTTTTTAAAGAATATTAGGTAAATAGGGAATAAAGGTAATACTAACCAGATTGTAAGGAATAATAGATGAGGTCTTATCATCCTGATTTCTTGACATAACAGCTTAGTTAGAAGTATAGAGGGGATTAGGCATATCCCATAGATTATGCCTAATATTATCCAAGTACTATTCATTGAGCTTTTCGATTAGTTTTTTAAGTTTCTTATCTAAGGTTATCACTTTCTCAATGGTTTCATCATCCTTGTGTTTCCCGTTATCATCCAACCATTTTTTAATTGCCTCTAAGGATTTCTTGGATTGGTGATATGCAACAAAGGAATTGTACTTCTGTTCATTCTCTGTAGTACAAGGTAGGATTATTGCATTACCTTTCCCATCTAATCGAGTAAATTGACCCTCTAGATTTGTTGTTCTAGTAATTATTACCTTATTAGATAATATTGCAGTACCATTCTTTTTATCGATAGATACTACGTTTGCCTTTTCCATTAGGGTTTTGTCTTGGTAAATTACCGAGTTACCCTCTTTGAGTTTTATTACTTCTTTTTTCATATAAATAATGTATTTATTTCGTTATACAAATATACTATTTTATTTTTAAATATCAATCATTATTGAATAAATTCTGCAAATCTTCTGAGGTTATCCCATGCTGACGATAGTAGTCGTATTCCCAAGGATTGAGAGGTTTGCAATTGACTGGGTATTCGTCTCTTAATTCGAAAGGCAAATAGCCAAGAAATTCTATACTGTTGAAATACTGTATCTTACCATCAGTAAATAAGAAATATTTCAAAGGTCTATCGATTGCCTTACCGAAATTACTTCCTATTAATCTGATATCCTTGTTGGCAATGTAAACATGATACTTATCAGTTATCAAATATACCTGGGTATTCCAGGGTTTCTTCGATTCATCTAAGGTTTTCCTAAACCAATCAACCATAATCTGTTGTTTCTTTCCTATATCCATAATTAAATTATTTATTCATTGATAAATAGAACTCGATATATCTACCTAAGAAAGGCTACAAGCAATACTTTATCCTCTTTAATGTAAACTCTAAGAATTTATATTATGGATAAACTTACTAACGAATTAATTGCCAAGGTTGCAAACAAGTTAAACCTTGAACCAGCTCTGTTAAAGACAGTAACTGTAGTAGAATGTGGTAATCGAGACGGATTTTTACCCTCTGGTAGACCTCAAATTCTCTTCGAGGGTCATGTAATGTGGAAATATTTGAAGATAAAACTCGATGGAGAAGGTAAAAGAACCTATTTATACGATCTAGCCAAGAGAAATCCCAGTCTGGTTTATCAGAAATGGACCAAAGAATTCTACTTAGGAGGTGAAGGAGAGTGGAAAAGACTCGAAGCAGCTCGTAAAATTGATGAAAACTGTGCTAATTTAGCTACTTCTTGGGGATTGGGACAGATTATGGGCTTCAATTATCAGCTTTGTGGATGTCAATCAGTGGATAAAATGATCCAAAAGATGTCTGAATCTCATGAAATGCAGCTAGAATTGATGTATCATTTCCTCTATAACTCCGGTTTAGTGAAGCATTTGAAGGCAAAAGACTGGGATGCCTTCGCTAAAGGATATAATGGTCCTGGTTACAAAGATAATAACTACGACCAAAAGCTAAGAAATACCTATGAAAACTTTAAAGACAAGCTATGAAAGTAATCTACAACAACCTTATACCTTTCAAGGGATACAAAGCTATCAACGTCTTTGGTTTAGTGTTTGTAAGAAAGGGGGCTAAGTTTACTGAGGTGGATTATAACCATGAACATATACATTCAAAGCAAATGGCTGAGATGTTATGGATATTTTTCTACCTTTGGTATGGAATCGAGTACTTAATCATACTTTGTTTTGCTAAATGGAACAAGCAGAATGAAAGGTATCATGATGTAAGTTTTGAGGAAGAGGCTCATAACAATGATTCGAACCCGGATTATATTTCAACTAGGAAGCATTATGCTTGGTTCAAATACATAAAATTGAGAAGTTACAAGAAATGAAAGACTTAAAAGTACTGGGAGTATGTGGAGGGCAAGGAGCCCTCCTATTCCCTTTTAGAGATAAACTTATTGGAAATATAGAACCTCGTGGAGTATTCCATACCGGTAGAGAAGAACAGTGGAAAGCTAATTTCAAAGGCATACCTTTCTTAAAAGGGTATGAACTACCAGAAGATTGGCATCCAGATATCATATTATCTAGCCCTGATTGTGGTAGTTGCTCAGTAATGAGATTATCTAAATCTAAGACCCTAGGAGACCCTAAAAGTAATAAAAGTATACAACTAGTATTTCAAGCAATTCAATATTACGAACCTGCTCTCTTTCTTATAGAAAACCTACCAAGATTGCTATCCCTCATTTCTAAAGAAATGTTAACGGATTTCTTTAAGAACTATAAACTTATTTTTCACGAAAGAAGCGTTTCTGACTTCGGAAACTCCCAAGTATCAAGAAAAAGATTAGTAATCATTGGAGTTCATTTAGACAAGGGAAAAGAGTATTTGGATTCCTTTAATGAAGTATTCCAAGTAAATACTCCAAAACTTACTAGAGATTTACTAGTACAAGCCCCACAGGAAGCTTTAATTCCATTCTCTGATAAAGTTTTAGCAATGTATGATTATCGGAAATTACCTGAAAAGAAAAATCTTACAGTCAGACAAGTAAGACAACTTTGGACCCATGATTTCAAAGATGAAAAGAAATGGCCAATTAAAACTGCTAAGATGAGTACTCTCCCGGGAGTATATCGATTGGAAGATGATAAACCACCTTTAACACTCAGACCCTCAGATAGGCAATTTAGACCTGATGGGTATCCCTTGGGTATTTATGATTTCAAGGCAATTATGGGATTCCCCGAAAATTACCGAGTATTTATTCGAGGATTTGCAACTTGGGATCCTAAGACTTATCATTACTGGTTAAATAAAGCCAGGTATACACTTGCTAAAGGGTCAGTATGTGAAATAGGATTATGGTTTAAGGAATGTCTTTAGGAAGTTTATTTGTAAAAACTTTTTGAATAATAGATATATATAATATACTTCGTATATATATATCTATTATTATATAGCTCTATACTTATATATACTTCGTATATAAGTATACATTGTATTAGGATATAGGATATATACGAATAGGAAATATAAAAACATTTCGATTCACTACGTTCATCGAAAAGTAAGCTGGGTACCCAGCTTACTTAAGAAAAGATGTTACTATGTATAACTGAATTTTAAAACTTATTGTTATGAGAATGATAAATACTAAAGTACCGGTTAAGAAATCTAACTTAAAAGTAATCCTAGATTTTACTAAAGCCATATGTTTACAAGTACCGAGATTAAGATTTGAGATAATCGAAACTGAACATACTTATCAGTTTAAGTTTTATTTATTAAAATCTAAGATCTCACCGATTGAGAATTATTGGTTAAGGAAAAGAATCAAGAAGTTTATCAATGAAGAAGCTTAAGATTGCCTTAGTAGTTTTTTTACTAGGATTTACTATTTACCTTTGCTTCAGGAATTACAAACTGAATCAACAACTCAGTATGTTACCTGATAAAGAGATCATTCAACATACTGATACAATTTATTTGAGGAAAGATTTCCTGCCAATTTCCTACGATAATTTACTTAACCCAAGTAGAATCCTTCTCTACAATTCTCCGCATTCTTCGGTTAGCCAGGGTTTATGCAGTACCGATTCAGCAGAGATATCAGAGAAGGATTCTCTTGTTCAATTAGTAATCGATAAGAATCAACTTACATTGAGTTTCCTTAATCAAAATTCAGGAATTTATTCTAGTAGGTTATTTCATATCGACACTAATAATTACAAGTATTCTTGGTATAACGGAAAACTTACCACACAAGAAATTAAATCTAGAATAAGATTAGTTCCTTATGTTTATGGTAAGTACCGACCCTTTAACAATTTATGGGATTTGGGAACAGGAATTTCAATCGAGACTAAGAGATTTAATTACAAACTGGGGATAAACAGTTTTTATTACCCAAGATATTTCTCAGGTATAAAAACTGATTTAGAACTGGTAGTAACTTATAAATTTTAGATTTTATGGCAAAGAAGATACAGGAAACACCCACTAACCTTACAAGAGAAGAATTATCTAATCTATCTAGGGTTACAACGGATGTTTTCTTTTTCAGTTTTTTTTGTTATGTGATACATCCCGTGAGAGGAAAGGTTCGATTTGAATTATATCCGTATCAAAAAGCCGTACTATACCAATTTATACTCCAGAGATTCAATATCTTGTTAAAGTTCAGGCAAGCGGGTATTACAGAACTTATATCTATGTACTGCTTATGGCTGGCATCATATCATCCTAATAAGAAGATAAACATTATCTCCATTAAGGATACAACAGCTAAGAAGGTACTTAAGAAGATTAAGTTCATGTATAAGAATCTTCCATGGTATATGCAAACCCCGATCATTAACGGAAGAACTGGGGAATTTGGTTCTGCCTCTATGATTGAATTCGATAATGGTTCATTCATAGAATCCATCCCAACATCTTCAGAAGCCGGTCGTTCAGAATCTCTTTCTCTCCTGGTAATTGATGAGGCTGCAATCGTTCGGTGGGCTTCAGCTATTTGGGCAGCTGCCTTCCCTACGCTTTCCACCGGAGGTTCAGCCATCATCAATTCTACTCCATACGGTATGGGTAATTTTTACCATTCAACATGGGTAGATGCTATAGCTGGAGGTAATCCTTTCAATGCTATTCGATTATATTGGCAGATGCACCCAGAACGGGATCAATCTTGGTATGACCAGATGGCTTCTGCATTGGGTCCAAAAAGAACTGCACAAGAAATCGATGGAGACTTTCTTTCTTCAGGTAATACAGTATTTGATATGGCAGATATCAAGGCTATCGAAGATTGCTTAAGTGATTATCCAGTTTTAAAATATCGTTTCAATCGTCAGTATAGACAATTCAACGAACCAGATCCAAATAAACAGTACTTTATCGGTGCAGACGTTGCAACAGGTAGAGGCTCAGACTATTCTTCTTTCACTTGTATGGACAAGCTGGGAGAAGAACAAGTTGTGTATAAGGGAAGAATGGCAGTAGATAAATATGCTAGGTTACTGGGAGATACTGGGCAATTATTTAATTTTGCTGTTGTAGCTCCAGAATCTAACGACGTTGGGTTAGCAGTAACTTCCGCTCTTCAATCAGAAGGTTACCCTAACCTATACTACTATCAAAAGCTTCTGAAAAAGAAAGGTAAGTCCAGACCAGAGGTTGATAAATCTCCAGGTTGGTTAACTACCCAAAAGAATCGTTCAGTAATTATAGAGAGTCTAGAACAAGATATTCGAGAAGAGAATATCATTGTGAAGGATCCTTTCTTTGTTCAAGAAGCTCCTACCTTTATATATGATGGTTTGGGTAGACCTGTAGCCATGGGTAAACACCGAAATAATACTTCTGCTGTAGATGTGGATTTGGAAGGAGATGTTTATTCTGATGATGATATATTTGGTAAAGCTATTTGTAATCACATACGAAAAGGAAAAACTAATGTAATAATACAACCGAAATGAAAATTCTTAAGTTTTTTGGATTCGATAGAAGGAATCGATCTCCAATACAAGAAAACAAGGCTAATCCTCCAAGTAAAAAAGAGGAGGTACCTATTTCACCCGGTAGAGTATCGGAACCGGATGATGACCCAGGTAACTTCATTCATACATTGAAAGGCTTAACTCAGATGGTTACGCCTTCTTTTCGTGTTGAAGTGATTCAGCTTTTAAGGGATTTATATAAAGTGAATCCAGATGTTAACATAGCTTTACAGGACATGTTTAAGCTTGCTAATACTGGTCACAACATAACCTTCCCTAATAATACCGATAAAGAGGCTGATAAGATGAGAGATCATCTTTCTAAGGTATCCTCTAAATGGTCTAACTATACTGCTGGTATGGATGGCTTGGTAAACAAGATGATAGTTCAATTGATGATTAGTGGAGCTATCTCAGTAGAAGCTGTACCAAATGAAAAGTTAGAGGGTCTAGCTACTGTATTATTCCTCAAACCAGATAGGATAGTATTCAAAAGAGAGAATAATGGTGTATACAGTCCATATCAGAGGAACACTCTTTGGAATGGCTCGAATAAGCAAGATTATATCAAACTTAATACAGAGACCTACTGTTATGTTGGTATGTATAATGATACCGATGAACCTTATGGAATACCTCCTTTTATGGCATCATTGGACTCATTAAAGGGTCAGCATGATATGAAAACCAATTTTAAACATATCATGGAAATCTGTGGTATGGTTGGTTTTCTAGAGGCTTTGATGGAAAAACCACAACAGAAACCTAATGAAAATGTAGAAGCTTACACTAGAAGATTAAATAGGGAGCTAATACGTTTGAAACAGAATGTAAGGGAAGGTATGAAGGATGGAGTAGTAACTGGTTACATTGATGACCACCAGTTTAAACTTAACTCTACTTCAAAAGAGATGAGCAATATTGATAAACCCTGGAATATGAACCAGCAATCAGTTGCTAATGGTTTGGGAGTAAATGGCAACCTAATTGGAGTACAAGCTTCCATTGGAGAAGGAGCAACTGGTATTATGCTTTCTAAGCTTATAAGTCAGTTAAAGAATATCCAAATGATAGTTTCTTATGTTCTTAAGTTTATTTATGAACTAGAACTACGTCTGGCTGGCTTTGATTGTAAGGGAATATCCATTACTTGGGGATCATCCACTATCTCTGATGAGGTTAAAATCCAACAGGGTAGACAGTATAAGATTCAGAACCTTGACTTACTTTACAAGGCAGGTATCATTTCTCAATATCAATATGCTTGGGAAATGGGTTATGATTCTCCTTCAGAAGAAGAACCAAGAGTTTCATTGGAAGACCAATTTGCTAAGGGAGGTAATTCAGACCCACAAGAGGGTACTAAGAAGAAACAGAGACAGGACGATAAGAATCAATCCGCTCGTAGATCAAGAGATAAAAATAACCCGGCTCCTTCACGAGGAGATCAAAATACTAAATCAAGATGAGTAAACCGATTACTAAAAAGAACAGAGAACATTTAGATTCTTTAGTGATAGGTAGTGGTCATACTATAATGGCTGGGTATATCCCAACATCCATAGAACCACAAACCTTCTCGGAGAATTTTTATAAATGGGCTCAAACTTCTAAGGAGTCAGTCAGTCAATTTGGTTTTTGGGGAGGAGAAATAGATTATAATACCTATTATCCTGACTTGAAGCCAGAAGAACTTACTCCTAAAGATGAGGAGTTTATTGAACCAATGTTCAGATTATTATCTGCAACTATTGTGTCTAAGAACTGGAACCCTACCGATTTTGGTCAAAATGGAGTATTAAAAGCTTCTATGAGAATGCTCTTAGGACAAACAGTAAACTGTGACCATGAGACTAATATTGGTAATGCTATTGGAGCTGTATCACAAGTTATCTGGCAAGATGAATACAAGGATGGTTCTTTTGTTATCCCTGCAGGTATCAATGGTATATTAAAGATTGATGGTAAAGCAAATCCGAGAATTGCTAGAGGCATTCTTATGGATCCCCCATCTATCCATTCTAATTCAGTAACAGTACAGTTTAAGTGGGATAAGTCTCACCCAAATATGGAAGATAACGAATTCTACCAGAAACTGGGTACCTATGATTCTAAGGGAGTTATGGTACGAAGAATCGTTACTGAAGTAGTAAGATACTTAGAAACTTCTTTGGTATCTCATGGAGCTGATGCTTTTGCTCAGAAGATTGGGGATGATGGTAAAATCATTAATCCCAATTTTGCCAAGAGAACTTGGGCTTCATACGAAGAATATAGGGATGATAAGTCTAAACAGTATTTCTTCTATGATACGAAAACTGATCTAGCTTTGTTCAGTGAAAATAACGATACTTCCCAATCTTATGATGATAATCAAGGAAATCAAAATCCTAATAATAAAGATATGAATGAACTACAAAAATTTTTAGAAAGAATCTTTGGTAAAGATTGCCTTACTCTTTCCGAAGGTACAGAGATGAACGAGGAAACTGCATTTGCAGCCATTCAGGAATTGGTTAATTCTCGTAACACTCTTCAGACTATTGTGGATAACTTAACTACAGAAAAAACTTCTCTTACAGAACAGGTTACTAATCTGAATGCAGAAGTTGCAAATCTGAAAGAAATGGCTCAGGTAGGTAAAAACCACATTGCATCTCTCCGTGAAAATGCCGTTGCAACCTATAAAAAACTTATGGGTGACAAAGCTGATGAAACTATCGTTACAATGTTGAATGCCGAAACTACCGGCATGGTAACTTTGATCTCTCTTACTAAAGATTACCAAGCTCGATTGGAAGAAAAATTCCCAATGACCTGTGCTAAATGCGGTTCTCACGATGTAAGCCGTGCTTCTTCTGCAACTGAGGCAGAGGATAAATCCGATAACAAAGCTACTGCTCAGAATTCCGAAAAGAGTACTGAAGAGATTCTGAAAGGTATCTATTCAAACAAATTAAAATAATCTCTAAAATAAGAAGAATATGAATACACATCCTACTACTAAGCTGGTAAATCAGGATCAACCGATGACTCTGTTTGGTGAAAAAACTCCCAGAGCGGTGATCTATAAGAGCGAATCTCACAAGTTGCATCAGGCTTTCTGTGTAAAAGAAAACAAAGTTATTCATCAGGGTATGCCGGTAGCTTTGGATACCGATGGTAATATCGAACCTTATATCCCGGGTGGAAATGGCAGCCAGGTTTATCTGGGTATAGCTGTAACTGACAACATTAACCCAGCTTATCAGGCTCAAAGAAATTTCCCCGTAGAAGTAACTGTAGCTGTAGAAGCTTTCATGGTTGTAAACTGGGTAGCTAAAGAGGCTATGGAATGTGGTTATGTAAAACCCACAGATACCCTGTTGATCGACCGTTTCATCACTGCTGAAACTTCAGCCGATGAAACAAAATTCATTAGCATCGTACCGGCTGATGAAGCTAATGATATTATTCAAGTATTGGTACGCTAATCATTAACTGAACATTAAAAGAACAATGAATACAGAATTTACACAATTGAAAATGGAAGACCTTAGAAAGGAACTTCCGGAAATGGTAAGAAGTTTGGAAGCATACCGTCAGGGTTCCAACAACACATTGCCTATTGAAGTTACTCTGGAAGAACTGGTACAGGGTAAATATGGTGTATCACAGGATGCCTTCTTTGAAAAGTTGGGCATTAATCCGAAGATTGATACAATGCAGAACATCTTCACTATGCCGCAACAGAATATCCGTTGGATTGTACCGGAAATCATCCGTGCTGCTATTACAACTGGTATGCGTCAGGCACCTTTCTACCCGAACATCATTGCTTCAGACCAATCAATTAATGGTTTGCAGGTAACTATGCCGATGGTAAATATGTCGGATGCTGCTCCCGCTAAGGTAAATGAAGCAGAAACAATTCCTTTGGGAGATGTAAGCTTCGGACAGAAATCAGTTTCTCTGTTCAAAATCGGTAAAGGATTTAAACTTACTGACGAAGTTAAAAACTACGTTTCAATCGATGTATTGGGAATCTATCTCCGTGACTTTGGTATTCAGTTGGGTTATGCTATGGATACTTTGGCAATGGATGTTTTGATGAACGGTAACAAAGCTGATGGTTCTGAATCTGCTCCGGTTATTGGTGTATATGAAACAACCAACGGTATTACTTATAAAGACTTGTTGCATATCTGGGTTCGTGCTGCTCGTATGGGCCGTAACTTTACTACTATGATTGGTGGTGAAGACCAGGCTATCGAGATGTTGAACTTGCCTGAATTTAAAGAACGTCACTCAGGAACTACAGAAGCTACACTGAATATCAAGTCTCCGGTTCCCAACAAGGCTGACTTCTATATTCACCCGGGAACTCCCGATCAGCAGTTGTTGATGGTAGATACCAGTGCTGCCTTGATTAAGCTTACTGCTAAACAGTTGATGCTTGAATCAGAAAGAATCGTATCTAATCAGACTGAAGCTGTATATGCTTCTCTGACTACAGGTTTCTCTAAGATGTACCAGGATGCTGTTCTTCTGTTGGCAGCTAACAAGAAATTCTCTGAAGCTGGATTCCCGAGCTTCATGAACATTGACCCATACCTATTGGTTAACTTAGAATAATATCCGGGATTTCTTCATTGTATTTTTGTCTAATTTCTCCCCGAACAGTTTCAATCCATTCTGTTCGGGGTTTTATATTATAACTTAAAATAAAAGATTATGGCTACTACTTATATTGTAACAGTTGGAACTAATGCCTACAGTTTTAACGACCAGGTAACAGGTATTTCAATTGCAAAAGGCGAAGAGAGAGAACTTACTGCCCGTCAGTACAGAACAAAACGTATTCAGAAAGCTTTAGTTTCTGGCCACTTGGTTTTAGTTCCGGATAAGAACAAAACTGCCAAGTATACTGCTGAGGATATCGAAAAGCTTGACAAGAAGCTAGCTGCTCAGTTTGCAAAGGGTATGGAAATTAGTAAGATTGCCAAAGCTTATTCACTTGAAGAAGCTAAGCTGATTGCTAAGAAACATGAAATCGAAGCTGATCCGAAAGATACCGTAAAAGATATCCTTGAAGTTTTACTTGAAGATTTCGAAGAAAACAAAGAATAAACAAATCCGAATATAAATGAAAAAGAATCTAGACTTCACATATGTAACATCAGGTCTGGAAGTTTCATTTAGAGTATTAACCAAAGTCCCGGCCAAATCCATTTTTGACTGGGACTTTGGCGATGATAAGGGAGAGGTTTTCAATGGTGGAAGACATCAATCTTACTCTTATGAGAAGTCTGGATTTTATGATGTAACCTTACATGTCACTAATTCTGATGGATTAGATTTGACTTGTACTCGAACCGTAGTTGTATGTAATTATGGGCATACTACTCTTCAGGATACCATCTACAATTTAATAGATAGGTATATTCCCAAAGAATTGCATGAGAGTATGACCATAGAAGATAAAACTGCATACATAACTAAATGGCAATTATATATCTTCCCACTAGTAAACCATGTTATACCACCAGATAAATATAATGATGAATTATGGTATGAGGGACTAGAAAACCAATTAATTATGGAATTGGCAGTATGGGATTATCTCAATATACAAATACAAAATATACTGTTGGTTGCAGGAAATAGTTTTAGAGAAATTATCTCCACTGAATCTCATGGACCAGACCAAGATGGTGATTCACCTGGAGAACATGCTAGAGGAGATAGGATAAAACAAATTACTACGGGTCCTACTGAGGTACAGTATTATGATAAGATATCCGAAAGTATATCTAGCTTATGGAGTACTTATTCAAAGATGATTCAACCTGGAGGGTATATGGATGAACTAAGAAAGAATCTATGTATGCTGGCATCTAGGTTGGAGATATACTTACCATTCTGTGATCAAATCGAACGGTTAGTAGTACCAAGAGTAGTAAATCATCGAAAACCAACTCCCTTGGGAGGACCTAATCCAACAGCTCCTCTCAATAAAGCAAGTAAACCTTCGTTAACCGTAATAGATAAGAAATCATGACAAAAGAACCTTGGAGAATGGTTAAGAACCATTCTTGGAATAGGTATAAAAAGATTATCACTGATTTCTTAGATTGGGATGCTGGAAGACAAACAATTACTTGGGCTAAACACGTTAATCAATATCTAAATCATGCTGAGGATGATAGCCCAAGATATTATAATATTCCCATAGAAGCTTTATGCTATTACAATGCTTTTAGGAATTGGCCTATTAATAAGGCTACTGTTTCTGGAGAATTAGATGATGAGAACCTTTCTATACTTATTTCAAAGAATTACATAGAACAAATCGGATATCTCAATCAGGAAGGTTATTGGAACTTTAACTGGTCCGAGGATAGATTTGTTATCAATGGGATAGTATATAAGCCTTCTGGAGATACTCAAGTATCTCAGGCTAAAGATGAAGCTTTGGTATTCTTGGTAATCCTCAAAAGGGATAGAGATACTAAAATCAAATTCGTAGAACAAAATCCATAAAGATATGAAAATGTTAATGTTACGTTTCACCAAGCTTAACAATGTAGAAGGAGATTGGTGGGACAGTAATCTTATAATCTTGAGTGGACCTTCTGGAGTTCACATAGAAATGCCTGGTACTGGTAATTCGGCTACTACCATGCAATCTATGACTGGTATGAAGTTCGTATCAAATTACCAAGATTACTTTGGAGAGGTATGGGATAAAGATATACCTCATATAGGCTTTGGCCAAGTTATTAAGTTCAGAGTTAGGAAATTACCCGATTATGCCGTAGTAGTTGGGGATATAGAGGATGGAGGAGATGTTGACCCAGATAATCCAGATGATATCCCAAATGCTTTTGCTGGTAAAGAAAAAGAATACTTCCGTGGTAATAACTCAGAACTGTTATTGGGAAAGAATAAAGTAACACCTTAAAATATATACATATGTACGTTAGTAAATACTACACTTGCGAAGAGATTGACCAACGGCTATTACAGGGTTATTATGATGACTCTTTGGCTCATGGTTTTGTTGGAACTCTTAAAGAGTTCTGGGCATTCTTCTTATCAATTGCAAACAAGGTAGATAAGAAAGAAGGTTGGGATTTGTCAGAAAATAACTTCTCTGATGAATTGCTAGAAAAACTGAATGGAATTGAGGAACATGCTAACTACGTTACTAAAGTTTCTCAACTAGAAAACGATTTGAAATATCAGACTCAAGAACAAGTTGAGAAATATATACATGACTTAGTAGATGGTGCTGATGATGCTTTGGATACATTAAAGGAATTGGCTGAAGCATTAAACAATGACCCAAACTTTGCTACCAATATCACTAACCGATTAACTGAATTACGTACTCAATTAGAAGCTGAGGTAACTAGAGCTAAGAACCGTGAAAACGAATTAGCTTCTCAGATTAAGATTGTGAACGATAACTTGGTTAACTCGGTTAATACGTTGAATGCAACTATCATTAAAGTAGTACAAGATATTACTAGGATGATAGAAGCAATCAATGCTCGTATTCAAAAGGTAGAAGACCGGGTTGGTGATTTGGAAGTAGAAACTGACAATAACTTAACTGAAGCTAAAGAATATGCTAAGGAATTGGTAGATAAGGAAGCTGCTGAACGTAGAGCTGCTGATGAGAAACTGACCGAGGCTGTTCATAAGGTACAGTTAGACCATACTAGGGATATTGCCGACTTAAATAATAAGATTCTAACCGAGGCTTCAGAAAGAGCAAATGCAGATGTAGCATTAGAATCTAAACTGAACACCGAAATCAGTGATCGTAAAACTGCAGACCAAGAACTTGAATCCAAGATTAATGCTGAAGCTGCAGCTCGTACTGCTCAGGATGAAGTATTACACCAACAGATTGTAAAGGAAACTTCTGACCGTCAGAATGCAGATAATGGTTTACAGCAGAACATTACTCAAGAAGCTCAGAACCGTCAGAATGCAGATACTGTACTTCAGAACAATATTGATAACGAGAAAGAAACTCGAATTGCTCAAGATGAAATCCTTGACCATAAGATTGAGGATTTGAAAACTCAGGCCGGTACAGATAAAACCGAATTGCTTGAAAAACTAGAGCAAGAAAAGCAAGAACGTATTGCTGCCGATAAAGACTTAGATAATCGTAAGGTAGATAAAAGAGAAGGTTATTCTCTTACTAAAAATGACTTTACCGATATTCTCAAGGCTAAATTGGATGGCATTGAAGAACATGCTAATTATATCACAAAAGTATCTCAGCTTATCAATGATGCTGGTTATCAAACTGAAGCAGATCTTCAGGCAGCTATTGAAAAGATTATTGGGGAAGCTCCAGAGGTTCTTGATACTTTGAAGGAAATTGCAGATGCTTTGGGTAATGACCCGAACTTTGCTACTACAATTACCAAGAAATTGGCAGCTATTACCGAACAATTGAATCAGGAAATTACTAATCGTACAGAGGCTGATGCCCAGGTACAGGCTAATGTAGATAAGGAAGTTTCTGACCGTAAGGAAGCTGATACTGCTCTTGAGGCTAAGTTGAAAGAATACGTTGATAACGAAGTAGATAAAATTACTGGTAACACTGATGGTATTCAAGCTAGTCTGAATAAGGAAATCCAAGATAGAAAAGATGCCGATGCTGCATTACAAGCTGCTATCACTAAGGAAGAAACGGATCGTAAGGCTGCTGATGCTGCATTAGATACTCGAGTAACTGCTAATGCTACCAAGATACAAGAATTGGCTTTATCTATTCAGGATGCGGTAAATACCGTTAAAAATGAACTTCAGGCTAAGATAGATGCTTTGCAAACAGAAGTAAATGCTAACAAGGCAAATATCCAACGTAATACTGACAGATTAAATGACCAGATTACTAAGGAAGCTGAAGATTATGCTGAATTAAAAGGCATGGTTAATGCAGAAGCTGAAGCAAGAGCCAATGCTGATACTAATCTTAAGTCTCAGGTAGATAAGGTAAATATCGACTTGAACACTGAGGTTTCAAAGAGAGAAGCTGGTGATACTGTTTTACAGCAGAATATCGATAAGGAGATCTCTGATAGAACTTCAGCAGATACTTTATTAGATAATAAGTTCACTGGCTTGATAAATACTGAATCTACTGCCCGGGCAAATGAAGATGAGAAAATCAATGCTCGAATCGACCAGGAGATTAAAGATCGTAAGGCAGGTGATGATGCTTTAAGCACCAGAATAGATAGCCTCAATAGTGGAGTAACCGGTTCTTTAGATGAGCTCAGGGAGAAAGTAACTAATAACACTACTGCTATTCAAACCGAAGTAGAAAGAGCTAAGGCTGCTGAACAAGCTCTTAAGGATTCTCTGACTACAGCTATGGAAAATCACAAAGATGATTTGGTAGCTATATCTAAAGATATCAATGATGAGGCTCAAAGTAGACTACAAGAAGATACCAAGCTTCAGAATAATATTGATACCGAAACCCTTAATCGTACTCAGGCAGACACTCTGTTAGAGAATAAGATTACTCAGGAAGTATCAGATAGAGTTCAGGCTGTTGAAAACTTGAATGACCGAAAGGTTGATAAAGTAGATGGCAAAGAGCTTTCTTCAAATGACTTTACCGACTTATTAAAAGCTAAGTTAGATAATATCCAGGAATTTGCTAACTACATTACTAAGGTATCTCAGTTGGAAAACGATTCTAACTATCAGAATGCCGAACAAGTAGAAACTGCAATCCAAAAGGTTATTGGTTCTGCTCCTGGAGTATTAGATACTCTAGAAGAAATTGCAAAAGCATTGGGGGATGATCCTAACTTTGCTACTACAATTACCAATAAGTTGACTGAACTTAAAGGTATTATAGATAAGGAAATCTCCGATAGAACTGCAGCTGATGAACAAGTTACTCAGAAGTTTACTGAATTAAGTACTACACTTAATGCTACAGTAAGTGAATTGAGAACTTTCGTAACAGAAACTCGTTCTGAATTATTAACAAAGGCTCAGGCTCAGGATGAATTAATTGCTAAGAATACTGCTAATATTCAACGTAACCTAGAATTAATTCAGGGATTACAAAGTAATCAGAATACTGGCTACCTTGAAATCAAGGAACTGTTGAATACAGAGATTGAGGCTAGAAAGGCTGAGGATATTCGTATTGAAGCTAAAGTAGATAAGAATACTCAGGACCTTACTACAGAACGTAATGAGCGTATTGCTGCCGATAAAGTTCTCCAGGATAATATTGATGCTGAAGAAGCTGCAAGAATTGCTGCTGATAATGCTCTGGGTAAACGTATAGATAAAGAAATTGAAGACAGAAAAGCTGCAGATACCGCACTTGAGAATAAGTTTAATGGTATTACTAATGGCTTAGATGAACGTCTCCAAAAAGAAGAAGCTACTTCTGATGCTTTACCTTTAACTATGGTTACGGAAATTGATCCGAACCTAGTTATCAATGGTACTTCAGCTGAAGTAAACTTTAAGAGTTCTGTAAAAGGAGAAGACAATCTTTATGGAGAACCTAGGTCTGATAAGTTTGCTATTCCTGCTTCTACTGATACCAAAGCCGGTCTTCAATCAGCCGCAGATAAGAAGAGATCGGATTCTATGCCTAATGATTATATCACTGGAGCTAGCTATACTCCTAAAGCAAGTGTAGTTACTACTAACCTAAATAGAAGTACCTATAATTCTGATGAGGGTATACAGAAACCAAATAATTTCACTATAGATATACCTGCTTCTACTGCAGAAAAAGCTGGTGTACAAACTGCAGCAGATAAGAAATTATTTGATTCTATTCCTCGGACTGTAGTAGTTGGAGAAGGAGCAACTTCAGATGCTAACCTTGTTAGATTATTAGTAAACCGAAAGATTGTAAGTGAAGGAGTATATAAAGATGATAATAGTATTTTATATTTACCAGTGGCTTCAACTACTAAAGCTGGTACCATGTCTGCTGCGGATAAGGTTAAGTTAGATGAAACTTTACCTAATCAAATTGCTAAGGAAATCCAAGATAGAAAAGATGCAATTGAAGTACTGAAAGAAGCTTCTGAAACTTCTCTTGCCCAAGAAATCGAGGATAGAAAAGCAGCTGACCAGGCATTGGACACTAAATTTACTCAGGCTATCAAAGAAGAGGCAGATGCTCGTGCTGAATACGACCAGGTTCAGATGCAAAAGATTCAGGAAGAAGAAGAAGCCAGAGCTGCTGCAGATACTGCTCTTGAGAATAAGTTACAAACTAATATCAATAACTTAGAAAAGAAGCATGATGATTTCGTAGCAACTAAGGGTAAGGCTAATGGATTTGCTTCTTTGGATGGTAATGGCTTAGTACCTTCTAGTCAATTGCCTTCTTATGTTGATGATGTTATCGAAGTTTATGCTACTTATGATGTCAGTGAAACTGGAAAGCTAAGCAATATTAAATTATATTCTGACCCAGATCATGCTAATCCTATTACTGGAGAATCAGGTAAGATATATTTGAATATTACCCAGGATGAACCCTCTTATCAATTCCGTTGGTCAGGTACTCAGTTTGTAGATAGTAATACTTCTTCACTGATACTTGGAGAAGTTACTGGTACTGCTTATGATGGAGGTAAGGGTAAAGCTTTAGCTGATTGGAGAAAATCTCTGAATGATAATCTAAAGTTTTATTCTCATATTAAGGATAACGGAGCTTGGACTAGAAATGCTACTGAAGTTAGATTAAATTTCGATTGTTCAGATTTTGGTAATACTGCAAGTGTAAATACTTATAATCAACCTATCCCAGCTGCTACCAAAGACTTAGCAGGTGTACAAACTGCAGCAGATAAGAAACTGTTTGATTCTATCCCGGGAGGAATTGTATCTAATATTACTAGTTCAAAGGCTGATGAATCACTAAAAGATAAGAATGTAGTTAGATTAAAAATAGAGAACTACAATCGCTATAATACTGAAACTTCGTCAGTATTACCTGAGTATAAGAAGGTATATTGGGAAGTCACTCTTCCTTCAGCAAGTGCAGAACAAGCCGGTACTATATCCGCAGATATGTTCAACAAACTTAACTCTGGCCTGAATGGAGACATTACCAATGCCCTGAATGAAGCTAAGGCTTATACTGATGCTGCTAAAACTGCATTAGAGAAATTAATCCAGGATTCTGACAAAGTAATCAAGGAAAGCTTAGATGCTCATATTGGCAATAAGAGTAACCCTCACAATGTAACCAAAGCTCAAGTAGGTTTAGGCAATGTACAGAACTTAGCTCCAGCAGATATGCCAGTATCTACTGCTCAAGCTACTGCTATTGCAGATGCTAAGGCAGCAGGTACAAAAGCTCAAACCGATTTAAGTACCCATGCAAACAGAAAAGATAATCCTCACAATGTAACTAGAGCTCAATTAGGATTGGCTACTACAGACCAAGTAGTATTTGCTAAAACTACTGCAGCTTCTGGTTTCTGGAAGGAATCAGATGGTAGATTAAAATCTCAAGTAGAGAATTTGAACCATACTCTGGACCAAATCTGCAATATACCTACAGTTCACTTCAAGATGAATGGTAAATACCAAGTGGGAACTATTGCTCAGAGCTTAGAGGAAATTGAACCCCTGTTGGTATCAGAGAATACTATACCTGCTTCTCAAGTACCTAACCAATCTAGATTCGAAACTTTCGTCGGAGAAGATGGTCAGGAATATGTAAAAGTAAAAGTAGTAGAATATGAAATGCTCAGTGTCATGGCTCTCGAAGGAGTTAAGTTATTGAGAAAAGAATTCGAAGACTTTAAGAAACAATTAAACAATAAGTAATATGGCAGAAATAGCAACTTGGAGTGCTATTCTGAATAAGACCGGCCTTGGTAAGACCTCTAATGAGTGCCCTACCAAGGCTGAGTTGTTAGCACTCAATAATGGTAAGGACTCCAATGTTGACAAGGTTATTGTAATTAGTAATGCTGCTAGCTACGGTAACAATGAATGTGTCAAGTTAGAGGATATCAATGCCGAGCAATGGATTTATACATTCGAATGGAAACCAGATGGTAATCCTTCTTTTAATGCTCCAGCTACTGGTGGAGAATATTATGTTGGTACCTATGATTCAAACCGAACTAAATATGTAAATGGTAAAGCTAACCCTAACATAGTTGAATATGTTAGTGAGCTTTCTCGGAATGATGATCCTTCTTGGTATAGCTATAGTAGTGATAATACTAAACGTATCGTACCTAATAATACATCTACTAATAGTAGATCTCATACTATGGTTATTACCCAGAAGTATTCAGGTAAAACTATACAGGCAACTTTTACCCAGGCAGCAGGTAGAAAAGTTTATTCTTCATGGAGTTATAACTGTAGAGTAGATAAAACTTCTTTCAGTTACAGTGGAGGTCAATCTAATGTAACTGCTAAGAGTGCAAGTAGAACTTATACTTGGAATGGTCAAGGTAGTAGTTATACAGAATCAGAAACTGCTACCGTAAGAGTTTCTAGTCCGGCTTTTATTAGTGGTAATAGTATTTCTATCCCAAGTAATAGTGGTTCTGCTAGAAATTTTACGGTTACTTTCTATTTCCCAACTGCTACAGACCAGGCTATCTCAATTTTTCAGGAAGGAGGTCAAGTAACCTATGTAGATCACCTATCTATAGATCCTACTACTAAGAATGTATCTGGAAGTGGTCAAACCTTCAATGTGATAGTAAATGCCAACTATGATAGGTATTTGAATGGGGTATGGCAAGAAAATATAAAATCTCAGTATACTAATGCTACTGTAGTAAGTGGGTCTTCATCCGATATAGCTATAACTCGTACTAGTACTGGGTGTAGTATTAAGGTAGCACCGAATCCTAATGAGAGTAGTTCTAGGACTTATGTAGTAGAATTTACTTATGATTCAGCTACTCCAGTTCGATTAACTATCACTCAGAATGAAGCAGTAGTTAGCTACCCTAGTGATGGATATTACTTAGGTCAATCTAGGTCTTCTAGTGGATTTACCACTTCAGATTTGAATGTTACTAATGGAGATAGAGATGGAGGTTCTTTTACTGTATACTATAAATCCTATCGTACTAAATATGTAAATGGAAGCCAGGCAGGTTTAGAACCAGTAACTCCCAATATTGCACCAGGAGATTTTTGGTTAAATACATTTATAGACCCAAGACCCAATAGTGATAACGTATATACAGTTGAGGTTCGTTATCAAGCTAATAACCTTAATACTGAACGAAGTACTAGGATTACAGGATCTAATGGTGGTGCTACTACGGTATACACTAATTTCTCTCAGGAAGCCAGATTAGATTACTTCTTTACTTTTGATAGTAATGAGGGTCCTACTGAAAAATCCCTTAGTACAGATGCTGCAGCAAATGATTTTCCTTTTGTAAATATCTATTCTAGGGATTCCGTAGGAAGAGCTATAGGTTTTAGTATCTCGGGTGTTGTACCTTCGTGGATAACTTGTGAAATACACGAAAACGGTGTATCAGTACCAGCTGAAATTGGAGTTAGATTGGATGAGAACCCAACTCATGCAAACAGATCAGCTACTATTACTCTGGTACAATCTAATAGTGGTAAAACTCTAACCATTAAAGTATCACAAGCAGGTAGGTTCTATAACTTAAAGTTACTTGGCTCGGGAGTAGTTTATTTATGGGATGATGTAATAAAACCAACGGATGCTATTTCTCCAAATGCTAGATTTGCAACTAACTGTCCTACTATAGTAAAACATCAGGGAAGTATGATTGTAAATACTTCGGCCCTTGGTAGTTTAGGAGTTCAAGTAGGAAATGGGGATAGAGTAAATATATATAAACATGATGGTACGTGGAGATTTGTTACTAGTTTTACCTTGATACAAAGTGATCAGGCAGTATCCTGGTAATAAACACAACACTAGTGTATTTGTTAATAGAGAAACTTTATTTTATTTATTATTAATCCTTAAAATCCTATAATTATGGGTATGGAAGTAAAGTCTGGTGAAGGTACCGTAGTGGTTGCAGATCGTAACCGTTACAGTGATGAATGTTGTAATAACCGAGGATGGGGCTCCGGTTGGGGTGCTGTCGGTGGAGCTTTAGTAGGTGGTGGTTTTGGTGCTGCTGCAGTTTCTGTGTGGGACAAAATCAATGACACAAAAGCTGATATCCAAAAAGTGGAATCTACTGTTCAGGAAGCAAAAGCTGGTATTTACAAAGACATATCTGATGCTGCTCGTGGAGTTACTTCTGAAGTTGCAGGAGTTTCTAGACAAGTAGAGGGTGTAGGTAAAGAAGTACTTAACAATCGCTTTGCTACTGAACGTGGCCTTTGTGATCTTGGTTATAAGACTAATTCTGATATCCGGGATTCTCGTGATCAAATGGGAGCAGGGTTCAATCGGGTTATGGATCGTCTTTGCCAGATGGAACATCAACAGTCAAATTGCTGCTGTGAAATTAAGAGCTTAGTTAGAGAATCCGAAAACAGATTAGCTCTTCAGGCAGAACGTAATCATTGCGAGGTAATGAAAGGCCAGCAAGAGATTAAGTGTCTGATTGAGAACACTGCAAAAGACCAAGAAATTGCTAGACTGAATCGAGTAGTTGATGCTCAGAGAGATCAAAACATCATTAACTCGGTAGTACAGGCTTTAGGTAATAAAACTGCATAATTTCTATTAAAGTTGATTAGGGAAAAGGGAGGTACCTGTAGTGGGTATTTCCCTTTTTTCGTTTTAATCTAGTAAGAAACATGGAAGAAGATAATAAACTACAAACCTTTACTCTCCAAATGCAACTACCGGCTCCTAATTTAGAGGTAGCAAAGAGAGTAGCCGATGAAGCACAAAGACTGATAGATATCTATGGATACTATAATTTCTTGAACCTAGTAGAATTTATGAAACAGAATCCCAGTATGGTTCAAATGGGATTAAGTCTAATCAACAAAAATAATGCAGTATGGAAGAAATGAAATTCAAATCCCTACAAAGGGGAGATTCAGTTTTTACTTTAGAGAGAGATAGAAGATCTATGTACCCAATCTTTGACCGGGCTAAAGTAGTAAAGGTTGGAGAAAGTAAACCAAGAGCTAATGAAAATGGTGATGGCTTTTCTAATCTCATAGAAATTGTTCTGCAAGATTCTGCGGGTACAATCACAGTATATTTGCCTTCAGATGGAAATGAAGGCATTTATAATAATGTGTATTACACTCTAATCGGAAGTAATATTGTAAACGAAGTATCATTGCAAAGATCACAGGCTCTTGGTATTATTAATAATGTGGGTAAATACGAGAACATAGTAAAGGAATGCGATAATATCCTTGCCCTGTTTGAAAACAAAGAGCCTACCAATGGTAATCAATTCAACGAAGAATTCGCTTCATTTAAGAAAGATGTGGTATCAGTATTACAATCACAACAGCAAGCCATAAATCTTATGATGGATTCACTTGGCTTGAATAAACAACCAGATAAACCGGATGGCAAGTAAATCAGTAAACATAACTATAAGTACTCCCTTAGGAGACTTACAGATATATACTGATCCGAAAGAACAAGCTAGAGCTGAGAAGTTGATTGCAGAAACACCTTCTATCATGAGGAATGCCTATGATAGAGCTACCGAGAAGTTTGGCAATCAACTTCTCAGACTTGTGAAAAAATGCCTAAGAACGGGTACTCCTCCAAGAGGAACTCATTGGGATCCTCACTCGGCTAATACCATTAAACGATACGGAGAGCATACCCTTTTGAATTATACGGGTCAGTATTTGAGATCAGTACAAATAGTAAAACAGAAGAATCGAACTTACGTAGGTATACCTACTAATCTTAAGAAAACCCGAAAGGGTGATAGGACTAGTAAAAGAACCTTGAACCAAGTAGCTATCATGTTGGAATATGGTTCTAGAGGTGGTAATTTACCTCCAAGACCTCTATGGAAACCCGCATTCGAACAAGTAGGTGGTAAGAAGGTTCTGAAGGAAACCCTAGTAAGAGAACTTCGTAAAGAAATAAGGAGATATAGAAAATAATGGGATTCACTATAAGCAAGAATCAAGGTTCTGGTAGAACTGTTATAACAGTAACACCGGAAGAAAAGAATACTACAGATAAAGATATTATTCAGGTATTAACTGTAGAAGCTGTGGATGGTTCTACTAAAGAAGTAAAGCTTATTCATAAAAAAGGAGAAGATGAATGGGAATATGACTTCAGGGTTTCACCTACTGAATTATATTTTGAGCCTACGGGAGAAAGCAAAGAGGTTACTATTATATCTACCAAACAAAGGATAATCAATGGAAAGAAAGTTGGTGATCCAGTTAATGTAAACTATACCCGGGAAAACTCTGGAGATGTATCTGGCTCTGGTACTACTCTTATCATGAGCTTAAATGATAATATGTATAATGAACGAGTAGGTCAAGTAATATTTACTCAAGAGGAATCTGGTAAAACTATAAGTGTAACTTGTAAACAGGGTAAAAAGGAAACTTCGGGAGATATAGGTATAATCAAACTATGGTCAGGCCCTGGAGTTCCAGAGAACTATGTACTCTGTAATGGAGGTCAGGTAAGTATAGCTGAATATCCCGAATTATATAAGGCCATTGGTGAGAAATATAATACTTCTTCTACTAGGGTAGGTTATATAAGTGTTCCTGATTTAAGTGGTAGATTCGTAGTTGGAGTAGATTCTAGTGACCCAGATTACAGTAGTATTGGTAATACTGGAGGAGAAAAAGAACATAGGCTAACCGTGGAAGAAATGCCAAGCCATACCCATTCATACAATAAGATTCGTATCGAAACTCACAAATGGGGAGATAATGCAAACAATAGACCCCACCCATTTTATGATTCGGGGGCTCAAACTGGTCCAACTGGTGGTAATCAACCTCATGAGAATAGACCACCATACTACGTATTGGCTTATGTAATGAAAGTAAGATAGGAGGTAATTATGGTAAATTCACAAGAAATAGTAGAGAGAACCTTCTATATATGCTTATTGAATGTTCTCCTAGAAAAGAAGATGGGACTTAATCCTGAGGATTATTTACCTTTATCACAAGAGAATGAAAAGAGATTCCAAGAAGATAAGGAAGCAATAGATAAGTTCATTTACTTATTTGGTATAGGTAATAACCAGGTAAGAGGTCCTAAAACTTGTCCAAGGATAACTATAGAAAGCACTGCTTATTATCCTGGAGATATTGGAGTAGAGAAATATATCATTGGAGATAAATTAGATGCAGGCAATTATCAGATGTCTGAGTTCCCTTACGAAACCAAAGATATCACTATTGATATTCATCTGGTAGCAACTACTCAGAATGATATGAGATTATTACACTCCATTCTTCATGAAGCCTTACCTACTCGAGGATATATAAGACCTTACTTCAATGATTTAGAAGAATGGGATAAAGGTAGGATAGCTCCTACTGGGAACTTATTTATAGAGATTGGTAATTTCTATGATCACCCAGATGAATCCCATGGATTATTGGAAAAGGTATACCAATATATATGTAAGGATGGTATTATACCAGAAAAACTGGTAGAAATGGGGGATCTAATACCTATAAAAGATATAAGTCTTTTACTAGGACCAGAATACCAAAAGGACGAGGAGATGCTCAATCTCAATATACATGTTTAACTCAAAAATTTACTAAAATGAAAAAGTTAGTGTTTATGCTGATGGCACTCATTTTACCAGTGTCATTATTTGCTGCAGAAGTAGAACCTTCAACTGGTTCAGAGTTCGTAATCAATCTGGGTACCTTTACGGGTATAGTAACTTTGGTATCATCTTTGGTTACTCAGATACTAAAGGTAATCCCAGCTATCAAAGACAACAAACTTGCTAAGATTGGTATATCTGCCTTAGTAGGTATTCTTGTATGTCTTATAGCTTGGGGATTACAACTTACACCATTATTGGAAAACTATCCTTTCTACCAGGTATTAATTTATGGATTAGCTGCTGGTTTATCAGGATGTGGTTTCTATGATGTGATTAAGGCTATCGGAGGTTTATTTAAGAATAAAGAGGATTAATTTTCTAATAATACCAGTAAGGTAACGATACTTACTGGTATTAATTAAATTAATGTATAACCTATAAAACACAAGGATATGTCAAAATCACCAAGCGTTGTTTTTAAATTCGAGAACAACAATGTTCAACAGACTACTCCACTTTTAGGAGTATCATGTTTCTTGGCTAGAACTGAAAAAGGTCCCTATGATGATCCTTCAGAATTAATCACTTCTTTCTCTCAATTCCAAAGAATATTTGGTAAAGAGATTGTACCTGATGGTTCTGTATCTAACATAGAGAAAGCTTTAGTAGGAGGTTCTAAGCTAAGAATTATTCGTGTATTGGGAGCAGGTGCTAAAAAAGGTACTGTTACTAAAGCCGAAGAGGCTGCTACTGAAGATGAAACTGATGAGATAACCGAAAATGCTCAAGCTTCAGAAATATTCAAATTTATTTCAGGAAATACTACAGTAAGTTTTGGTTTGGTAACTAAAGGTTATGGAGAATCCTTTAAAGTCGGTTTTTCTAAATCAGTGAATACCCTTTTCTATAACCTATATGATGCCAATGGCTCTATCTTGGAATCAGGTCCAGTAATTACTTACAAAACTAAGGATGCTCAGAATAAAACTTCCGTAGATTACTTAGCTTTAAGTAACTTTGCTAGTAATTCTGCATACCTGGAACCTAAGATGGTAACTACTACCGATAAGATTAAGTCTTTCGAGAACTTAGTATCTTGGCTTCAGACTTCAATTGACCAAACCGATAATCCGTTAACTATCCAAGTTGGAGGTAAAGAACCTACTGCAGAAGAGGTTATGTTTAATGGTACACTTGGTACTGCTGGTGCTGATCCTACTGCAGATGAATGGATTGCTTCTTTGGATTTGGTAAAGGATTACACTGATATCTATCAGTTATCCTGCTCTCATATCCATCAGCATTTGAAAACAGACCAAGATATACTAAAAGTACATAAGGCTGCTAAAGAAATGTGTGCTGAATTACAAGAGTACACTTACTACATTGAAGTACCAAAATACACCACTCATTATACTCAGGGAACTCAGCCTAGAAATAAGCAGAGTATTATAACCTGGATTAATAGCTGTTTGGGTAGTATCGGTAATTCTAAATATGTAGCCTACTTTGCAGGTGGTATCAAATACTACAACGAATTCGGATTACTTAGTAATTCCGATGTAATGGGTACCATCTTCGGTTTGGGTGATACTTCTGCTTCTAACTATGGACCTTGGAAGTCATTTGCCGGTATGAACCGAGGAATAATCTACGATGGCCATGGCCCAGTAAGTCCTAACTATGGTAGTGATTCTCGTTATAATGAACTAAACGAATTGGCTCAGATGTATGCCAACATGATTGTAATCAAAGATACTCCGTCTTCTGGTAAACAAACCATGTTA